CCACTTGTACCACTCGTACCACTCGTACCGTTTGAACCACTTGTACCATTTGAACCACTTGTACCATTTGAACCGCTTGTACCATTACTGCCACTAGTGCCGCTACTACCACTACTTCCACTGGTACCACTACTACCACTTGTGCCATTAGTACCACTTGTACCACTGGTTCCGCTGGTGCCACTTGTACCGTTTGTTCCATTACTTCCACTAGATCCGCTTGATCCACTACTGCCACTGGTGCCGTTACTACCACTTGTACCACTTGTACCACTAGTTCCACTCGTACCACTAGTTCCACTTGTACCATTTGTACCACTGGTTCCGCTAGTACCATTTGTACCACTGGTACCGTTACTTCCACTTGTACCACTGCTTCCACTACTACCACTAGACCCGCTTAGTCCGCTTGATCCACTTGTACCACTTGTACCGCTAGTACCACTTGTACCACTCGTACCACTTGTTCCGTTTGTTCCATTAGTACCGCTTGTTCCACTACTTCCACTACTTCCACTACTTCCACTACTTCCGCTTGATCCACTAGTACCACTTGTACCACTTGTACCACTAGTGCCACTTGTTCCACTAGTGCCACTTGTTCCACTAGTGCCGTTTGACCCACTAGTGCCACTTGTTCCATTACTACCACTTGTCCCGTTTGAACCACTACTACCGCTGGTACCACTTGATCCACTTGTTCCACTTGTTCCGCTGGTACCACTTGTTCCACTTGTACCGTTGGTACCATTAGTACCGTTACTTCCACTGCTGCCACTTAAACCACTTGTACCGCTAGTACCACTTGTGCCGCTACTTCCGCTTAAACCACTACTACCACTTGTACCACTGGATCCACTTGTTCCACTGGATCCACTTGTCCCACTTGTACCACTTGTCCCACTGGATCCACTTGTTCCGTTGCTACCACTACTACCGCTGCTTCCACTTGAACCACTGGAACCACTACTGCCGCTTGTACCACTGGTTCCGCTTGTTCCGCTTGTTCCATTTGTTCCACTTGTACCATTTGTACCATTACTTCCACTGCTGCCACTTAAACCACTTGTACCGCTAGTACCACTTGTTCCGTTGCTACCACTAGTGCCGCTTGTTCCACTTGATCCACTACTTCCACTTGTTCCACTTGATCCACTTGATCCGCTACTTCCACTTGTTCCATTGGTTCCACTTGTGCCACTTGTTCCACTAGTTCCACTAGTTCCGCTACTTCCACTTGTTCCACTACTTCCACTTGTACCGCTTGTACCGCTTGTACCGCTTGTACCGCTTGTACCACTGGTACCGTTAGATCCGCTGCTACCACTTGTACCGGACGATCCACTGCTACCACTCGTACCAGATGATCCACTTGTACCTGAAGAACCTGATTTTCCACTTGTGCCACTGGTACCTCCTGTTCCGGTTGTACCACTTGTGGTACTGGTACCACTTGTACCATTTGTTCCTCCTAAAATACCACTACTGCCGTTTGTACCACTGCTTCCGTCTTCACCACTGGTACCACTTGTACCAAATCCACCGCTTTCACCACTACTACCTCCTTCTCCACTAGTTCCACTGGTACCGTTACTACCACTTGTTCCTGAAGATGTACTTATACCGCTGGTACCACTTGTGGTGCTGGTACCACTTGTTCCAGCTGAACCTTTTTCGCCGCTACTACCGCTAGTACCACTTGTACCTGTTCCAGATGTACCGCTTGTGCTTACATTACTACCTATAGCAAAAACATAACCACATGCAGGAAATGAAAATTTTATTGTGGCTGTATTTTTATTGTTTAAAGTTACACTTTCAGGTATTATTTGATTAAAATTTTGATCATATACAATGAACAATACAAATTCCGAATTTAAATTATGATTATATACCCATGTATCTGTTTTTTGATTACAGGAAAATTCTTGTATGGACTGTGTATTTTTTTGTAAATTGGCATTACAATTAATGATAACACGTAATTCTTCAATTATTTTAAGAAACAGAGGTGTAGTAGGATCTTTAAAAGTCGCTGTTAATTTTTTATAGTCATACAAAGCATTATCCAATTTTAATGGAGCAACTTCGCATGGATCTTTTTTCAATGTTGACATTTCTTATAAATATAACAAAAACAACTAAGTAGCGTCTACATAGTGTTAAAAAAATATAAATATTAACTATATTTAGTTAAATAGAGAAATTGGTATTCGTCTCCATTGACCTGTACTATAAATATAAAAATAATTACCGTCGTAGCTTACCCAGCCATCTTCTCCATAGTCACTTGATTGATAAGGTACTTGATGATAGAATTTATCAGGAAATCTTTGAAATATTCTAAAAGCTGTATTTATAGGTCTTCTATTAGCTGTAGTGTATATGGGATTACCATTACAGTCATAACCACTTATATAAGTTTGACTACTATAATCATAATCAAATGTAGATATTTCTCTTTTTAACCACCCCGATGGATATTGATATACATAAATATATTTACTATCATAAGCTAACCAACCATTTTCTCCATAATCAGTGATGGATTTAGGAGCTGGGTGAAATGGAGTATTAATTGTATTTTGATAATTTGATGGTATTTTATTATAACCATCCAAATTGGTTACTTCATTTGGCTTTAGTGCCATTGTACCTTGACCTGTTACATCTGTGTAATCCAATGGACTATCTTTTAGATTACTACTGTTTTTAATAACATTATGTTCAATTGCACTCATTTCTCCAGCACTAGCTACAGCATTTTCTTGCAACATTACTTTTCTTACAGTAAATAGCTTTTGAGTGGTATTTTTTACCCCGTTTAAATTTGTTATATAATTATCATTTAGCAAGTAAGCGTTGACATTTATATCGAATGATGTTTTGATATTACGATCTTCACCGTCGTTAACTTCTTGTTCGATGCTATAACTATCTATTCTAGCTCTAAATTTAAATCTCTCTGCATCACCCCAGTAGTCTTTAGCTGCGTAGTTTATTTGTTCCAATAGTTTATTATTTTGATCTACATAATCGGTCCAAATGATGCATTCGTATGTTATATTTACTTGAACTGGCAAACTCACACTATAAATCTGTTTGGTTGGCTTACTTGGAAATACGCCTTTATTCATTAAATCGAACCGGTCATACTTATTCTTCTCGCTATAATTCATTATAGTTTCATAATTTAAATAACGATTAAATGTTGCAAGATCTTTGTTATTCTCAACACTTTTTCTACGAATCATTATGGCTGGCAACAATATTTTGCCTTGGTTATCTCTAATATTGCCAAACTTTTTCATAGCAAACCATCTTTCTGGATTGCCGTATATAACTGGCACTTTTACAACTTCACCATTATCATTAACTTGAAGTCTGAGTGTATTGTTTAAAGTATTAATAATAGCTGTATCAACGTCTAATAAAGTGACTGTGAAATTCTTCTCTTTATCAGTGTCACGGCGAGTTGCGTTGGCTCTATTATAAAGCTTTTTAACATCTGATTGAGCCGATGCGTTTTCAATCGGATTTGGCGGCGGATTTACATTATTATTTGGACCCCAAGCCATAAATTATGTTTGTCTTTCTACGAGGTTAAGTTTACTTAGTCTTGTGTAATGTGTATTAACAATCAAACTCCAAGACTTATCTGGATGTCCACCCAAGAATTGCTCTTGAACAACATTATCAATTTCGTAATAACGTTCATTATACAGAACCAAATCTCCAATTTCTGGAAAATAATTGGTGGTAATACAATCACGTTCTCTAAATCTATAAACGATATCTTGTTTTCTATCAGGACCATAACCCTGAGATCCATCGGCAGTTATGTCTTCACGTTGCACAAGACAACTTAAATCAATGCCTGAATAGAAAATTTTACCTTTATCACTGCTACTTTCGCCATAAATATTGGTATTGGTTTCATAAGCAGCAATCTTAAATACTTGAACAACACATTCGATTATATCACCTATTAATTCCGAGTTTACACTACCCAAGAAGTTTATGTCTCTTGGAGAAAAATATCTTCCAGGCGAATAATTGTTATTGTAAATGCCAACATCTTTACGAGTTGATGTCCAATATTGTTTAAATTTTGGATCGGTTTTTGGATACTGTGGAGATACAGGTGCTGCCATATGTTTTATCCTATATAAATATGTAAAGGTACACGGGACAACATCTTATTCATTTCTTCACTTTCTTTTCCTTTATTTTCCAATTGATTAACACGAAGCGTCTTTTCCAACATATCTCTTAGTTTTTCAAGCAATGAATCTTTTTCTTCTTTAGCTTCAGAACGAAGTTCAGCACCATCAAGAGTTACTTCGCCGCCAGGAATTGGTACGGTACTATATTTTTGAAGAATACGACCCAATGTTTCCTTACACAACGCTAAGAAATATTTTTTAATCCACTGTTTACCAGGCTGATTTACCTTACAGTATGTACAGTATTCATATGGAATATCACTTGGATCGCTTATATATTCATAACGAGATCCGCTATAAAAGTTAGTAATATCACGTTCACTTTCAACGATGTAATCTATATACACTCTGAAATTATCAGTTGGAATTGGAAATATTCTCAACTTGTTGTTGCCTAGAATTTCAAAGCTGTAAGCACTTTTACGAACCATATCATTGAATTCGATAGCTTGTACACGTTCCAAATCTTCGAATATAGGAGTCATCAAGAATTGTGTAGCTGGACTATATGCGCTGAATCCCATTTCACTGAGTACGTTGCTGTAACTCATACCTGTCATACTAAATGGATCATAAATACGTGCAATAGCTGGGGGTCGATGATGAAATACTCTTTTTACTTCTATACGAGAACCAGTTAAATGTTCAATGTCTCGGCCAATTAGTATGTTTAAGTCATACACCTGATTGGTAGCAGATGGATTGATACTTCCACTAATAGTTACATAATTACGTTTAACTTCAACTTCGCCACCAACAAGTGCTTCTGCTCCGTATTGCTTACTCAATTGAATTGTAAAAGGTAAACCTGTACTTTTTACACCTAGTCCTGTTAAATTGCTGTATTTAGCTTGAGGTAAACCTTGTAAATTAACCATATTATTAACGATATTAAATTCATTAACAACGCGGTTATACTCCAATACAGATTCTTCAAAACAAGCGTAAAAATTAACATCGATCATTTCTATATCGATGATTGGATACCCCAAACGTTTCGCTGCCCACATAGCGCTGCTACTACAATCGTTTTCAAATGTAGTTTCGCCAGATCCTGTGTTGCAACTTTCGCTTAAGTAATAACCAAATGGCACAGTGTCTTGGGTAACACTGCTACCACTTCCAGGCCATCTTACCCTATCGGAGTCAAGATTAGCACTCATATCTTAGTCCACCCTTTCACGTTTTTTACAACTCTGTCTTTTTTTAAGAAATAACCAATGTCTCCATTTGTTAATATATTAATAGATGGATTGTTACTATTTAATTTTTTCATTTGTTCAATTAAATCAAATCGTGTACCATTAATAATATCTCCATTAAATTTATTTTTGAGTGTATAAATATTTTTATCTGCAGCTGGATTATTTAATCCTAATTTTGATTGTCTTATCTTTTCTTTTACTTCAGGTCTACTATTAACTTCAATTGCAATCAATCTTTGTTTTTCTTTATTTTCCGGTTTATTTTTTGTCAAAATCATCTTTTCTAAAGCAATCTTATTTCTACGCATTACATTATTATCTCCACGATTTGCAATACTTATTTTTTCTTTTGTTTCTTCGGTGTGTTTCTTTCCAAAAAAAGTTCCTTTATCACCAGAATAAATATCTATTTTAGTTCCGGGTTTACCCGTTTCAATGATTAAATTTGCCCAATCGCCACTTTTAACTATATCAAATTTGTTACTATAATCTATACACAACTTACTAAATTCTTCAATTCTATCTAAATCATATTTAGCAATTATTTCTGTATTTATATGTTTTCCGTGGACTTTTAAATGGTTATTCCATCTTGTTCCGGAACCTTTATATGAAATAGCTTTGGAATCACTAGTAGTAACTCTCTTACAAAGATATCTCATTCCAGTTACAGAATGGGTTTTAACCAATAGATACAAATATTTCTTGACATTAGCACTCATTAATTATAAATATCTAAACAACAAAAATAGACAGTTTATAATTTGTTAATTCACATATCATATTTTTTCACCCGTTTTATCAGCGGTACCTTTCAATTTACTTGATATTTTATTTAAATAACTCTTGATTTTATCTTTATAGATCTGTTTAGCAGTAATATTGTTTGGCTCTGTTGGCGCACGATCACCCCAATAAATTTTTTGTGTAAAATACTTATCTCCAAATCTTTCCCTCAATTCCTTGGTTCTTATTACGAATGTATCTTCTGGTCCCTTATTTTGTATTATACCCAATGTAAATGCGTCTTTTAATCTAAATCCCTTCATCTTTAATCCGGCGATTACACCTACGGGTTTACCTGTATCCGGATCAATAGGTCGATCAACATCGTCTAAAAATCTCAAATCGGTTCTATCTGCATCAATTACTTTATAACCACGATAATATTCTGGTAATTCATCAAATATTGCAGAAATATTACCGCCAGCCTTCAAATATTTTTCACATTCTATATTGTTTTGTAAAGTTTCTTTTCTTGAAAAAGTCATATGTGGTTTTGAAGGATCTTCAAGACTTTGCATTGCCCATTTAAACACGGCTGTATAGTCATAAAATTTAACATCTGGATTTGCAGATTTCCAACTTTCCAATTTTTTATGAAAATCAAGATCGCTCGTACCGTTTAATCTAACCGATAACTTTAAATTGTATTTATTAGCCACTTTTTTCAAAAACTCCATTTCAATTTGTAATCTTTCAATGAAGTCTTCAGGACGCATTGGATTCAATATTCTACCACGTTTACCTTCGGGTCCGGGTCTACCTTTGCCATAAAATCTATCTATAATTTTTGGATCTATAGGAATATTTTTCATCTCATCAGATGTCAATTTGTCACCAAACAACCAACGAGTTTTTCTAGTTCTTGCTGCTAATTTTGCTTTTAGATATGCGGGGTTACCAGCAAAATTCAAACAACCAGCGTTACATTCTGGACTTTTCTTTGGACACACTTCATGACCTGATGAATCAGAAGGAGCCAAATATAAAATTGCAGTCAAATATCCTTTGTCATCTAAGAAAGACTTCAGTGTTTTTGGATCGTTTAATACACTCAACAGTTTTAATCTTCCTTGAGTGTCTCGGGCAATATTCTTCATTAATTCAGCCAACTCAAAACTAATAGGCTCCTTTTTGTTCGCTTCGGTCAAACATATCTTCAAATTGTTATCGGTGTCATTTATAGCTTCATATAGAGATTGATTTACGCAATGTTTACATTTACATACAAATTGATCTATTGGGATAATACTGTCAGCAGGTAGACCCATTCCTTCGTACATTTTAACTTCAATTAGCAAATCGATTAATTTCATATATGTTTTGTTATTCTTACTTTTAAATTGCCCTCACCTTTTATTACACGGTGATATGTTTCTTTAGGTATAAATATTGTTTCTTTAAGTAATTGTGGTAAATTATTATCTAATTGAACTTGCCAATTTACGTTTTCTATAACTTCAATTGTTCTATCTTCACGATCTATATGCCATTCCAGTTCGTGAGTGTCTACATCAGAACTAAATTCTCTTATATACTGATTGTTACCCACGGACTTTTCTGTGAACGGAAAATTCATAGTAAAATTAAGGAGGTGGAGGAGTGGTATTATCAAATGTTTTAATTTTTACAGGAATATTCAAACTGGTAAATACAAATTCTCTATTGAATAACCCAAGTGAATTAATTATTACTCCATCATAAGCATCAATAAACAAATAATCACATGCACTATTACTCAAACTACCATCACTTGTAAGAGAACATCCAATTCCTAAATTGCTTTGAGTTAACCAATAAGCATCGTTCTTAGATTTCTTAGCTGCTTCATAATACCAAGTATTATAATATGCGGGGTTAACACTATAAAATCCAGTGGCATTATTTTCCATGTCTTGTTCAGTGTAATGAGAGGTTGGATATTCAGTAGAAGGTTGATATTGAGTAATAACAAATCTTGGAAGCAATACTGACCAAATAGATTGATCCAATGCATATGTAGCCGATGTCAATAACTGATTAAACATTGGATCATCTTGACTTGGAAATAAGTTTGGTACAGCTAAATCGGAAACAGAAGCAGAAATTGTTGTGGTACCAAATGGAGTAATTAATTGACCGCTATAAATATTGTTCCAAGATCCTGATGTATTTACATATAATTCTTGTAAGTCACTGCCACATTGTAATGATGTTTGTTCAAATCTACTAATTAAATCAGCAAATTCCCCAGCTAAACAAGGAGGAGTTTTAGTAGCATATTGAGCAACCATAGAAGCAGCAAAATTACCAGCTAATGCACCTGCAAATCCAGCACAACCACCCAAAGCAGCCATTGCACTAGTAAGTAGATTCAAACCTATTTGTAAACCCAAGTCTTGATTGTCAGTTTGACTCAGAAGAGCATACGCATTTAGAATCTTTGAGTTACCATATGAGTAAAATTGCGTATTAAACGCAATCATATTATTTAGATTAGTCTGTGCATTTGATATATCAGTTGGGGTAGGGGGAGTATTTGTCATATATTATTTGTGCTTATAACCACGTTTTGGATAAGAGCCATACCACATAGCTCTTGATTGTCCATCAAATCACCTAATTTAATCATATTCATAAATATCAATTTAATTATAAAAAGTAATATTTATATTATATGAGCATTAAAAAACAACTGTTTTATACTATTGTAATTTTGATATTAACCGGATGTATTTCGTCAGAGGTTAAATCCGCAAAGCAAGTTACTGTGGCACAAGATGCCGTTGCGAAACAAGAAGCCAAAGTAGACAATACAATGGTGGAGTTGGAAAAGGTAGAAAAGGGTAAACGAGTACAAACTTCTTCTTTATCAATTGGTATTCAACATTCGTTAAGTCAAGTAACCAATGCGCCTGTACAAGTTGACACTGCTAAAGCACTAAATGAACGTGTCATTTCTATAGTTGGGTCACCTCATATAGATGAAATCAAACGTATTAAAGCTACCGTTGATCTATTGAATAGTCAAGTTGCTGAAGAAAGAAAGAAAGGTGATCAGTTATTGTCACAACGTGACGAAATCATCAACAAACTACAAAAAGAAAAGTCTGCTTTGAAAGAAAAGTATGACGATGAATTGTGGCAAATGACTGATAAAGCAAAAGAAATTGCAAAAGAAGCTGATCAAAGTAAGGCTACTCTTGATGCTATGAGTGGTATGTTTGGATTAAATGCGGTATTTTGGGGTTTAAAGAAGTTCTTTATCAGTGCATTGACCGCTATTATCGTATTCGTTATAGTATTTGTTATACTTAGAATATTAGCAACAGTACATCCAGCAGCCGGCGCAGCATTTAGTATATTCAATATGATCGGATCCGGACTATTAAGTTTAGTAAAAGTATTAACTCCACATGCATTTGAATTGGCCAATTTTGCATCAAAAAACAAAGTAGATGAATTCAAGTCTCCTCTTGTCAAAATAGTCGATGTAATCCAAGAACTTAAAGAAAAGCAAAAAGAATCTCCTGATAGAGTATATCCATTAACCGAAGTGTTAAAGAGATTTGATAAAGAAATGGATAGCACTGAAAAAGATTTAATCGACGATATTTTAAAAGAACAAAAGTGGATTAAATAAATTATTAAATATATTTATTATATAATTGTTTTAGATTGTTAACTAACGTTGTGTGTTAATAAACTAAATACGATTATGGATACAAATACAGCACACGTAATATCTCAAGAAGTATTGGAATCAACTGCACAAGATATGACAGGCAAATATGTCTGGATGTTCTTAGCAGGCTTGATAATTTTAATGTTTAAATCGAGCATAGAAAAACTTGCAGCTGCGCTGTTTATGTTTATTGGCTCCGATTATAAAGAAGATGACGTTGTATACGTCGATGGTAAACCAGGCAGAATTATTCGTGTAGGACTTACCAAAACTGTATTCTTTATCTATGATATTGTCGATGGTAAGGTTGTTAGTGGCAACAAATTAGTGGTTCAAAATGAAAGATTGTCAAGTCTAAATATAGAAAAACCACTGCCCAATTTGGATTTAAGTCGTTTTAAAAAAGACTAATTTAACACTACAAACATATGGCTATCAATATTTTTACCCATATTAGAAGGGGTCTATACGATAACGTTTACAATTGTATAGAAAAAGAAAAAGTTGACGTTAATCAAAGAGACGACGACACAGGTAATCCGCCTCTGGTTGTCGCTGTAGAAGAAAATCAAATAGAAATAGTCAGATTACTACTAAATCACGGTGCAGATGCTAATTGTAAAGATTGGACTAGCAAAAATACTGCACTAGATGTAGCTGAACAAAAAGGTTTTAAACCTATTGTAGAAGTATTACAACAAAGAGGTGCCAAATATAGTAGTGGTAGTAGTTTCCACTTAGCTGCAAAGAATGGTGATATTGTTTCTATTGAAGAAATGTTAGACAGGGGATATGATATCAATGAAGTTGACGCGGGTAAAGGTTGGACTGCACTACATTATGCTGTAAATTATGGACAAAAACACTTGGTTGAATATCTAATCATTAAAGGTGCAGATGTCAACAAGAAAGATTTCTTGGGTAAAAACAACCCAATTGATGTACTATCCAACACAAATAGAGGTGAAATTGTTAAAATACTAAACAATTACGGTGCTAAATCTGCCGGTGGTATAAGCATTCATTTCTGCGCAGAAACAGGTGATTTTGAAGGTGTACAAGGATTCTTTGATAAAGATGGTAGAATCAATGGTAGAGACGAAAAGAACGGTTGGATGCCATTACATTATGCCGTTAACGCTAACGATGTTGATATGGTTGAATTTTTGGTACATTTGGGAGCAAACGTTAATGGTGCGGATTTTAAGGGTGAAATTGCTCCATTAGATATCGCATTCAAGACTGGAAATGTAGAAATGCAAAGTTATTTACAATCCAAAGGTGCTCAAAGAAAGAAGAAACACGATACAGGTGGTGGCGGTAAAGATGTGACCATTTATATTACAGATGAAGTCAAAAAACAAATAGCTTTGTTTATTGAAAAACGTGAAAGAGAAGAAGCTGCTATTAAAAAGATAGAAGAAGAACAAGCAGCAAAAGAACCAAAAAAGAAAGATGCTCCTGTAAAGAAGATTAACTGGAAGGACTTCTTGAAGTTAAAGAATATGCCGGTTGTAGAAAAGAAAGAAGAACAAAAGAAGGTTGAAGTTCCAAAGCCTGTAAAATCCATTGTCAAGAAGGTCGAAAAGGTTGATGTGGAAGTGAAATCAGGTAGATTACAATTGGATACAGAACAAGAAGGTTATATATTCTTTATGGATATTGTAGCTTATAGTAAAAAGACTACCGATGAACAAAAGAAAGCTTGTAAAGATTTGGGTACTTTGATTAAAGGTACAATGCAATACAAGACAGCTAATGCTCTTGAAAAGTTAATCATATTACCTACTGGCGATGGTATGGTAATGGGTTTCTTTACATATTTAGAAGACGCAATGAATTGTGCGGTTGCTATAGCTAAAGCAGTAAAAGATAGACCAGACTTACAAATGAGAATGGGTGTACATTGTGGATCTGTAATCCCAATGGAAGATATCAATGGCAATTTAAATATAAGTGGCGACGGCATCAATTATGCTCAAAGAGTAATGGATGCGGGTGAAAGTAATCATTTATTGGTTAGTTCCGCTGTAATGTTAAAATATGATAGACCCACATATGTATTAGTGAATGATTTAGGCGATGTAGTTGTAAAACACGGTGTGGTGATGCACTTGTATAGTTTACACGGTAGTGACTTTGGCAACAAATCATTTCCATCAAGCAGAGTAACAAAAGCAGAACCAACAATAAATAAACCAGTATGAGAGTAATGCCTTTGGTAAGACAATATCATCCAAGTATTGTTAACACAGATTTGGATGTATATAAGATAAAAGATAGAGTAATGGCCGCGCCTATAAATAATCATCCAGATCCATATCAGGTAATTGATAGACTTGGTATAAATCAAATTAACCCAACTAAGATAAAAACAGTGGTTTATAATTCCAAGGGTCTTTTTTACATAATATAAATCTTGACAGGTAGAGTTATATTGTTATAATGAAATAATGTCGGAGTATTTTAACCCCTCATTAATTTACCTCAAAAGCATCAATAAGAATGTTGCAAAAACTCTTATTGAAAAGAACCACTATACTCACAAGTGGTCACTTTGTACTGTAGCTTATGGAGTTTATTACAAAGAGTATGTCGAAAGTACTTTCTTTGGGGGTTTTAACGAACGCCTGATAGGTGTATTAGTATATGGAAATGCCGTGGGTAGAAATGCAAGTACCAGCATATCTTGTCTACTTACTAACAATAATGTGTTGGAATTAACACGGTTGTGGATTGCAGATGGTTATGGTAAAAATATAGAGAGTTATTGCATAGCTGAAAGTTTTAGACTATTAAACAGAGAATACCCACACATTAAATGTATTCTCAGTTATGCAGATAGTGAAGCTGGACACGCTGGAACAATATATCAAGCAACTGGATTTCTATATCAAGGAGACAACTATGTGGATATAGCAATAATGCCTAACTATAGTGTTAGTTTAATTGGTCCGAATCAATATGAGTGGATACATAGTAGAAGTGTATATGCTAGATGGAAAACACACAGTGTAGATAAATTAAAAGAACGTATTGGTAGAACATTTTGGCGTAAACGTGAAAGTGGTAAACATCGTTACGTCAAGTTTATTAGCAACAAGATAGAAAATAAGAAACTAGTTAAATCTCTAAAACATAAAGTTCTACCTTACCCCAAAGATACTTCGTTCAAAGAAGAAGTGCAAGAAATCATTGTAACATCTACCAACGAATTTTTCGAATAATTAATATTTTCTTTTATGTAATTTAATCGTGGTTAATGATACTCCATACTTCTCACTCAATTCGTTGTTGCTAAAACTACCACTCTTTAAATCATCAATAAATTCATTCTTTCTAAGCGCAAAATTTCTCTTTTGTTCACTAATCTTACGTTTCATATCATCACTCATAGCACCACGCTTTTTGCCTTTTAATCCATTGTCATAACTGTAATTAATATTACGATTAGCCAACTTGTCATTTCTCTCCTTATACTTAAGTGTGCCACTCTCAACGCCATACTTGTCAACAAACCACTCCAAAGTATAACGTCCTACAGCACGTTCACGTTGCCTTTCTTTAGCCTCATCACTATGCTTTTTACCGTGCATAGGATTTTTAGCTCCTAAATTAATATCAGACAATAATTGACGAGTTTCTTCTTTATCAGGATTATGTGTAAAATTATCGCCTCCACTTGTTGTTGGAGTAATATTATAACCTATATCACGCATATAGGGTTTAAACATATCTAAATAAAATTGTTCTCGTTTAAACAATTCACATTCTATTACATTTTCTAATATAATAAATTCAAAACTGTTTTCCCCGTAAAAATCCCAAGCGTGTTGTAATTTAGGATTTTTATGTTTATTCTTTTTTAAATCATTTTTATGTTCCCACCAACGACGATCAATATCTTTAGCAGAACCAATATAAAACTTGCCATTCTTAACATTTGTAATTTTGTATATACCACTTTTCATATAATATAAGTATATACAAGTTCTATGGTAATGTCAATTATTTTTTATTAGTGCAAGAAAAAACCCCAACTTTCGTTGGGGTTTTTGAATTATTTTATTTCTACTAAGTATTATACGGTATCGAGATCGCCGATAATAACTTTTCCATAGAACTCTGGGCGCACTACCTTCTTAGCGTAGCGGGTCATTACACCTCTACGTGGAGTGAAGTTCACTGGATCATAGACCAATGGAGTTTGGATTAGTGGGATATATGGAGCATATACAGCACCGGTTTCTAGGAAGTTGTTTCCACGGAAACCAACCAATACAACGTTATCGGTCATATATGGGTTCTTGTAAACTTGGAAGCGAGAAGCAAAGCTACCAACGCGGCTTACGCCCATTGCGAACTTAGCTTGATCACCATCAGTGTTTACTACATATCCTGGAATTGATTCCAAGATGGTTGCTACGTCTGGACTTACGACCAAGAAGTTAGCACCACCACGTAGGGTCAATTTTTGGATTGTGTTAGATACCTTTTGAATCTTGTTACCAAGAGTTTGGAACCAAGTGCTCTTTACGTAAGCAGTACGGTTTGGTGAGCTGTTTGCGTTACGTGTGAAGACTGCTTCACCAGTAGTTGCATTCAATCCCTTGCTGAATTCAACACCGATTTGGGCGGACCAAGCTTCGGTAGTTACGCCTTCAACGGCTTCGTTCAACATTTCTAGGATTTCTAGATCGATTTCCATAGATACATATTCACTCAATAGAGCAGTCAATTCTGCTTCTGCGTCGATAGAGTGATATGCGTTCAAGTCTTGAGCAAGTTCTGGGGTCCATACTGCTTTCAACTTACGTGTCTTAGCAACGATTGGTTCGCTGTTTAGTACCAAGTTAACTTCTGGGATACTGATATCGGTATCAATGCTTTGTGTAGCAACGTTACCTGAAGTACCAGAACCTTCACCTGCGGTCTTACCAGCTTCGAAGTCACCACGTAGGTTATCGGTAGGTTGTAGGCTATAGATCAACTTAACTTTGGTTGATGGTCCAGCGAATGCACTGTTAGATGCAGATACGATGTATACAGATTGATAGAATGGATTACTCAAACTACCAGTGTTAATTGCTTTGGCATAGGTGTTCAATACTAAACCGCTGCTTCTTAGAGAAGTTGGTACGGTTGAACCTGATATCAAGTTGAATGAACGTACTGCATTCAAGTCAACATTGTACATATATCCTTGACCAGCCACAGGAGTAGTATTGTCATCGTGATTCAAGATAACCTTGAATAATTTCTTAGCTACTACAGAAGCACTCAATTCAGCAGCAAATTGTACATCATTCCAAGAAGCTGTTTGAATTGTGTTACCATTATTGGTGGCACCAGCGGTTAATGTAAGAGCAATAGCAGAGCTACTTACTGGACGGATTGAATATGCATAAGCACCTTGTCCGTATAGACCACGTACAGCGTCATCGGTAGAACCCAACTTCTTGCCTGTGCCACCGAACAAACTATCGTTCAATTGCTTACCAGCACGGGTAGTTACAGAACTACCGTTGTTCAAGTTACGCAAATCTTGGCCTGGAGCGGTTGTACCATACTTGAAGTCTAGATAGAAAATTAGACCTGATGGTAGGTTCATTGGTTGAACGCTTACGAATTCCTTCGCAGCGATTTCAGCAAACACACGACGAACCAATGGAAGAGCTACGCCAGCCCATTGTTCGGAACTGGTGGAGGTACCAGTTGTGGTTGCTTCGTCAAGCAATTGCTTTGCTTGGTTTTCCAATAGGATTGACATATGTGCCTTTTCGACACCAGCGCAACCTTCAAGAAGGCCTGTCTTTTCCCATTTTGATTGTAATCCACGTGTTTCAGCCATCAATTTGGCTTGTGGATTCATATTGTTTGTCAATAGACTTTTTACATCCATACTCATATTTTTATCTTTCTATATTTAATTACTGTTAGGTTTTTACTCGCAAACTAATTTTACTTCTTGATTCCCGCGAGTTTTTGGAATCTTGAAGCCATCTCGTCAGCTTGAGGTTCTACAATGGTAGACACAGGCTTCGTTGATGATACTTGTTTGCTTGCCAAACCTTCGGTGATAGCTTGAGCAGTTGTATTTGTCTTTTTCTTGACAACTGATGCACCGGAATTAAATGATTCGGCTAAAACTGTATATGCCAACTTGACTTCACGAATGTTCTTGGTCAAGTCGAAAGTGTTAATGATCTTAAGTTTTTGATCTTCGGTCAAACTCTTACCCTTGAACAACTTATTGGTATAAAGCAACTTAGCATTCAATAGGTTGGTTTCAGATAGAACGCCCTTCATAAACTTAACTGTACTTAGAGCTTCTGATAGTTGTTTCTTAAGAGATTCGTTTTCTTCATTGATAGCAACCAAAGCTTCTGCCATTTCGTCAGGAGTAACTTCTCCTTCAGATGGAGATGGAACTTGTGCTGGAGCAGCTGGATCAACTGGTGCTGGAGCAGGTGCTGGAGCAGCTGCTGGATCAGCTGAATGAACTGGTGCTGGAGCTGGCATAGCGGGATCTTCGGCTTCTAATTCTGCAAGAAGTTCGTCTAAATTAATAGATTCCTCAACGTCGTCACCTTTTTCAGAAGAAGCTTCTGAAGAAGCTTCTGTTTCTTCATCCATTTCAGTTTCCAATTCGGCTAGAATTTCATCTAGTTCTTCGCTTGTTACTTCAGTACCATCTTCAACTGCGGTTTCTTCTTCAAGTTTTACGTCGAATTCTTGCTTTCCAGCAGGAGTTGTATTTTTATTAGCAGCAGGAGATGGTTTAGTTGGATGTTGCTTAGAAGCAATGTTACTATCATCTTTACCGATATTAGAAGATGCAAGCTTTTCTTCAATCTTACCTTCTTTATCGTCGTCATCGTGTGTTTCCTCTGCCATTTCTTCTTTGAGTTTGTCAGCAAACATTTCTTTCATGCTGTTTGCAAAACTTTCTTCAAGGAAGGTTTTTGCATTTGCCAATGCTGTTTCACGAACAGCCTTTGCATCCGCAATACTTTCTTTTAATAGATCGCTCATAATTATATTTCTGCCTTTCTTATTGTTATTTGTTTATGAAGCTATTGAAGAACTCCAAAGAAGATAAATCACTGTCACATCAAAGAATGATGTATTTGAATAATAAATATAATTAAAAATGTAAACATATCAAAATATTTTATATTTATTGATATATGCCAGCACAAAGCGAAAAGCAAGCAAGACTATTTAGATTGGTAAGAGCCTTACAAAAAGGTGGAATTAAATCAAAAGAAGTATCTCCACAGGTTCGTAAAATGGCACGTACTATAAAACCAAGTAGTGTTAAACATTTTACCAAATTGAAAGAAATATTAAAAAGTCTAAAAGAAGCTGAATACTCACTGAGTGATTTTGATATTATTAAAGGAAAATCTTTTAATCAAGTATTGAAAGAAAACGAAGGAGTTCCATTTGTTAAAAAAGAAATGTTAATATTTCAAAATAAACAAAATGGATTCAGTGGATTTGGAAAAACCAATTTTATTCCAAATGCACCAGAAAACACACAAATGCAAACTGAAATATTCAGTAATGGCAGTACAAAAAAGTATGTGTTTAAAAAATTAATAGATCAAAAAAACGAAAATTTAATTGTTTATGCCTGTTTTGTACAAAGAACTTATCCTGATCGTCCTGAAAAAGAAATATTTAGTATGTTAAGTACTAGTATAGACAGAAACAAAGATTACGAACAAACAAAAGCCTTAGCAGACTTTATAGATAGAATTAACTCTTATGGCCTATAATTTTAATCCCAATTTTTCTAAACATATGAATTCTACCAAAGATAATTATAAGTTCATAAAACGAACTGGCGATGAAAATGCTTATTCAAATCCAGATGTACGTGAAATGAATAATAGTTATAACAAGTACAAGTCTCCAAAGTTAGTTAACTTTATCAATAATGATAATTTTGAAGAAGAAAAAATGTATAAACTTGAAGATATAGATAACCCAAATGGCTGGAATTTTACAGAAATAGATCTATTGGGTGAAATGGACTTTCGTATAGATGACGAGTACAGAATGTTCTCAGAAATAGAAATTCCTTCTTTGGATATGATCAACGAAAAGAGAAAAACCTTCGTCTATAAAACAGACGAAGGTTATGTACTAGAAGCAAATAGAAAATATGTTTTTGAATCGTTTGATGAAATGATCAAATTTATTGATTCTGTGCCGATGGATTGATAGTAACGTTACTTGTTTGTGACCGTGGAGCTTCAGTCATTGAGTCCGCAATTTCAAAATAACGTTCCAATCTCATACCAACTTGTTCGTATAACATTTCAAGTTGTTTTTCAATTTCTTTCATCTTTTGAGCTTCTTCGTACATTTTAGAAGCATCTCTCTTGATTTCCTTCATATCACGTTCAACCATTTTGGCTTGCATCCAATCGCCACATTCTTTGATGGCATATCGTTCTGCTAAATTAACAGCCTCCATAATTTTTTGTGCGGTTTCATATACGCAATCAGCTTTTAATCCTTTGCGATATTCGTTGTAAGATTTAATAGCCCCAACCATTTTTGATTTTTCTTCTTTGGTAAGAGAGCTATAAGCTACTTCAGTAGAGTTTTCTAGTAAATGTTTTAATTTCATACTTTATAAATATTATAGTTCTGATAGAATGTTGTGGATAATTCTTTCAACATTATTATATGGGTTAATAATTGTTCTGTGTTGATCAACGCCTTCGTTGATTTTACCTTGTGGATACATAAAAGCACCTTGGGTACTTGGATTGCTTACAAAATCAAACGCGATTAGATCAAAGTCATCTTGTACAACATCTGCTCCTTCTCTCATATCTTTCTTTACACTACCCAATCCACGACTACTGATGCCCAAAAGAATGCCTGATTGCAACAAATCTTTTAATATGTTACCACTTGGTGTAGGTAGAATTTCGACTGTACCAACCAAATCTTTATTTTCCCATCCCATATCTACGATGTTGTGACTTACATTTTTTAAATTAACAACAGACGATTCTGGGTGATCCAATTCACCCATAGCACGACGTTGTTTAACGAAATTTTGCATATACGCTTCAGCTTCTCTCTTTAGTACATCTTCTGGATATACACGGCCGTTTTGGTTTTTTGCATCAGCACGTTGTAATACGCCGGTTACGTATAATTTTCCATCTTTAAGAGATTCATTTAAAGATGTTTTTTTGAATTCAAATGGAAGAATATCTATCAGTACTTGTTTCATATATGTTAAGCTTTAGGTTGTGTTGTTCCTGGTTGTGTATTTTGAGCCTGATCGGGAGTAGTTACATCCTCCTTATCAGCGGTTATTTTGTTTGATGGAACAACATTTTGTTGACTTTCTGGTTCAACTAATGCTTTTGATTTAGCAACTTGATATTGATCCTTTGGCTTCAAATTATCAGCATTACCTAAAATTTTAAGTTTAAATCCTGGTTTAATGAAGAATTTAGCTACCTTTTGTTTATTTTCTTCACGACCAATAATTATGATGACGTATCTATCATAATAATAATCAATTGCAACACCTGTTACATTGATTGTATAATCTGTTTCAGGCTGTTTATATCCTTTGCTGGCTCTAACCACAATTTTCTTACCCAAGATTTTGTCTTGGATCGACTTTTGTAGATTGTTCTTCAATGCTTCAGTTGAACCTTTTAGTTTTGTATCAAATGCAGTGAAGTCAGGAAGAACGTCGTAGGTTTTTAAATCTACAGAAGCGGGTTGCTTAGGTTGAGTTGGTTGTGCAGCTTGTGCAGCTTGTGCAGCTTGTGCAGCTTGTGCAGCTTGTGCAACTTGTGGTTGAGGAGCAACAGGTTTAGTTTCTTGTTCGTATTTAAGACCATTAAACCCCTCGGTCACAGGCAAAGAACCTTGTTTATACCCAATTAAATTGGGATCCATATCAGGATCATTGTGTTGAACCAAACCATTTTCATCAGTATACGTATTGCCTAATTCAATTGATTGTGCGGGTGTTGCGTAAGCTGGACCACTATACATTTGATTTTCCAACTTATAACCAGTACTTCTTTTGATAGGTTTAGCTAACGTATAACCTAATTGTGTTGCAGCTCTAACGTTTCCTGGTCCACGGCGACTAAATGCAAATGGTGTTCTAGCAGCATCACCGCCAACAGCAACAGGACCAGATGCAACTGGACCTGTGCCTGTTGTGCTAGCTTCATTTTTAGTCTTTAATTTGGCTAAAATTGATTTAATCTTTTCTTTAAGATTTTGTTTCATTTTTGACATCAATCTTTTTAATTTCTTCTACCAACTCATATGCATTCAATAAAGAAGTCAATTGATTTTCTTTAATTACACCAATACAAGACTTGGTAGAAAATTGACTAATAACTTCGTTTATTTTAATCTTAACCACTTCGGATGTAACATTTTTAACTTGATCCTTCAATACTCCACTGATTCTTTTGTATTCTTCATTGACATACTTAGTAAATTTACTGGAATTAGAAACATTAGTAATATATTCCTTCAATAGTTTCTTTTGATCAGGCAATAGATTGTTGTATTTGGTATTGAAGTTCTCAATTAAAAACTTATATGCTAACAATCTTACTTCTGCACTTTGATTTCCATAAACATCCATTGATTCTTGATCTGATTTCTTTTCTTTTGTCAAATTTTCTATGATATACTCTCTTGATTCTAATAACTCAGAAACTTCAAACTTAGACTCACTTTTATCTTGATCTTCAAATAGTTTATAAATAGATGCGTATAACTTATAATTTGGAATCTTGTTCTTTAAAAATTCATCAATATTATACTTTTCTTTAATCTCTTTGATGATATTATACTTCTGTTTATTCAATTCACGTTCATCGATCTTGGATCGTGTTTGCAACACAACATTCAAAAGTCTTTCACCTGATGATACGTCTTTACTTTTTTGTTGTAAAATAAAATTATAAAGCTGCACTTCTTTTCCAAGTTCTTTACTTTCGTGAAAGTACTTGAACATTAAATTTTTAGTAAATGATTCATCTCTTCCCGCTAGAATGTCGGCTGTTATTTGTCGAGTGAGTAGTTCAAACAATATTCCAGCATTCTTGAATTTCGAATGTTTTGCTTTCTTGTGCATATTATTTATTATTATTTATAAATATAATCAATGTGGTTAAATATATAGGAATTATACTATTCTTTTATATTTTGTTCATCCATAAAAGATTTTTCGTTTCCTTCTCTTAAAATTTCTTTTTCTTGATCCAATGTTTTCAACAAATCGGTCAATCCTTTAATAGACTCCAATGACAACGGAGATCCATTCTTATATTTGTGTGATACTGATAAATCACTACGTCTATTGTTTTCCAATGTGCCGAACGGATCTTCCCCAAATGGATATTTACTAGCATCTTTTCTGCCTGTTTGATCACGTTTTTCTGCTAATTTTGGCGGAGTTGATTTTTCAGCACCAGCTTTAGTTTCTGTATCACCCGCACCACCAGCTTCAGCTCCACTTTCTGGAGCAGAATTTGCTCCAGATTCAGCTCCTGGACCTGGCTCAGATCCACCACCTGCACCTTGGTCGCCTTTATCGTCCTTATTTAAAAATGACAAAGCTGGATCGTTACCTTCTTCTTCAATTTGTTTAAATCTATAATTTCCTTTAGCGTCGTCAATTAGTTGCTTTTGCAAGGATATCATATCTTGATCTGACAAACCGAAAATATTTTCATAAATCCACTTTTTAGAAAATACTTTTTGTTCTTGCATATCTTTGCAAAGTTCAACTTTACTCTTGTATACATCTATTTTTTCTTTTTCAAAGATAGTGGATGGATTAGTCAACTCAAGAGTAAAATCTACCAGCGACTCATCTCTATATCCTTGACTATACAAATGAATAACTGCAATTTTATTCAATTCGCTAACCATAATACGTTGTATACGTTGTACTGTTCTAGCAAATCTTATGTCTTCAGCTGCCAATGTAGCTTTACCACTCAAGGATTCGTCGTACCCCAAAAATGCTTTGGGTATCTTAAGTGCTGCCATCATTTTATTACGAAGGTACTCAATATCATCTGTACCTGTCCACTCCAATCCAGATAAATTTTCAATACTAGTGCCACTATCACTACCACGAACTGGTAAGAAAAAGTCCTCTACCATATTTTGTAGATTGAACCTTAAATTATAATCTCCAGTTTGTTGATCCAAATATGGAACCTTTTTCATTTGGTCCATAATGCGTTGCATATGATTATCAACTTCATTTGGTGGAATATTACCAATATCAACTTTAAAAATACGTTTTTCAGGAGCACGCATAATACGATGAATTAACATTGCGTCTTCCATCAAACTCAATTGTTTCCATACACGACGAGCGCCTTCTAAAGTACTTTTTCCATATGGTAGAAAGTTACTGTCACTCAATAATCTAAAATGTGCAATTTGATAGTTTTCCAAATCTTCTAATTTGTTTCCGTATGGCAAATTGACTTGAAATTTAACAAAGTTTTTATTGGTTAAATGTGCATTTTCTACGCGGGTTACATAATATGTACTCAATGGTTCTACCAAATAAACACCATATTCAGGACTAATATGAAGACGCAGGTAAAAATCACCATATTTAACCATACAACGTGCCCAACTCCACAGGTTAAATTCGATATTTAGAATATCATAGAACAAATTGTGTAGAATATTCTTAATTTCGTCGTTGGAAGATTTGATATGAATTACTTCACCCATTTCATTTCGGGTTGTACATTCATCCGCATAAATATCCAATGCAGATGCAAGAATTGGGTCCATATCCATCGTATCATAATCACGAAATAATTCGACACGGCTACTTTGATATGATAAATTGAAATCTCTGGTATATTGATTATACGAAGTTGTACGTAATCTATTAAAACGGTCTCTTAAACTATTACGATCTGTAGCATACTGAATTTCATCAGTGTCGATAACTTTTAATTTTTTACCACCAACGTTACGAACAATCACATCATTTGAAAACAAACGTTTCAAACGAGCAAACAAAGATCGACTTCTTAATTCTTGAAAAGATTTATCTGACATATTATTTATCTATAGTATATAAGTATTTACAACAACCAAGTTAAACTTTCTTTTTTGTCATTAACGGTGAAATCCATAGTTTTGTGGTGATCAGGTACAGCACTCACTTGTTTTGGAATTGAAATTTGACTTGTTACTTTTGATATTTTTGAAACAATAGCCTTATTATAAGCTATTTGTTCGTTTCTAAGTTTCAAAGCAGTTTCACGTACCCACAAACCAATTCCAATTGCCATAACCAAATCGTCATTGTATCCCTTCATAGCTTCTGCTTTTGGTCCGTTCCAAATGAATACATTCAGTTCCTCATATAGTCTTTTGGATTTCATTATAACTTGTTTTTGTCTAAAAAATAATTCCAAGTTACTTATAATTAAAGGTCTATTTTTACTGGTTGTAGCAAATCCAGGAATTAACTTTTTATCAGCTGTATTTAATTTATTGGAATATGTTTTTTCTACGTCAACCACGGTCAAATCTGACGCACTATAAAACGTATTTTGATAATCCCTATCAATAATTTGTTGTAATGAAGCCCATCCTATATTGTTATTTTCCACCACCAACAAAGCATTGTTGTATTCTGTAGCAACACTGACCAATAAATTGCCATAATCTTTTGTAGTTAATTGGCCTTTATATTCAGCCACTTGTTCCATTGTTTCTATATCTATAACGTGAAATGCACTAAAATCTCCACCATCTCCTCTAGCGCAGTCAGCGGTCAATATATAATTTTTACTATAATTGGGATAATCCCAAATCCATAGGTCTTGATTATTACCACGTTTTTCAACAGGATCTTTTAGATAGGTTTGTTTGTAAAACTCAAGAACATCTACACTTACAACTTGATTGCCAGATGTACTAAAGTCACAATCACATTCTTGTGCTGCCCCTTTTACTCCTGATAATTCTGTCTGTTTATCTCTCCAAGATTGATCACGTTCTGGGTGTAGATGCCACGGCAATCTAATTGTCTTAAAATTATTCTTACCTTCCTCTGCTTCAAGCCACGTTTTATGGAAAAAGTTACCAACGCCATTCGGGGTACTCAATATAATAGCTCGACCACCCGTAGACAGTGTATATTGAGAAGATAGCCAGATTTCCTCAATACCATCAATAAATGCAGCTTCGTCAATGATTAGTAATGATAGTGCAGATGAACGGCCAGCGGTACCCGCAGATGATACTGCTTTGATTTGAGAACCATTCTTTAAACGTAATGATAATCTATTATCTTCTACACACGGAACTTTCAACCAACTCGGTAAATTGTCATTAGCAAATCTTACCTTAGTAACAATTTCCTTTGCTGTTTCTTGTGTAATACTAATACAAAGAATATTCTTGTCGTTGTGAAATGTCATTAACCACAAACTATAAGCAGCTGTAAGAGTACTAATACCCATCTGACGACTTTTAAGAACAATGTTTAATTGATTATCAACAAAGTTTTGTAAAGCTTCTTCTTGGAATGGATAAAGTTCAAATCCAACAGTACCTCTAATAGGATGTTGTATCTTAACATACTTCTTCATGAAGTATATAGGATCCTCAATACACTTCTTATACTCCTGCTTTATTATTTCTCTTAAATTTAGCTGACTCATATTTCTCTTCGTACTCTTTTATTTTAAGATTCAATTCTTCCAATCGAACGTCAATGACACCTATATCCTTTGTCAAATCTTCAAATATTTTATTGTAATCTATATTACCATCCCACTTTTCAAACGATCCATCTTCCTCAAGAAATGTAACATCTTTATCTTTATTTTCTTCGCAGAACTTTTTACTTTCTTCAAACTTTTTCTTGTAATCTTCTAAAATACTACGTTCGTTTTTAAGATCCTGTAGTTCGTTGTAAACTTCAAACATTCCCATCATTTTTAGTTCAGTTTGAAAATTGATAAAACAATCATAACAATATCCTGTTTTTGGCCATACTCGATCATCCAAATAGTTACCCCAACGAACATCCATATTACAACATTTACAACGCTGTTCATTAATAATAGTAGCACGTTTTGGTACTCTTCGTTTGCTTCCATTTTTCCAAACCCATTTACGACCTTGACTATCCTCCCATTCGTCACCTTCTTTGCGTTTATTGTTCTCCAAATTGGCATCATAGCCAACTTGTACGAATGGACGTTCGCCCGATAAATAATCTTTTACAATTGATAAATTGCTTTTACCTGATGCTTTCTTCATAACAAATACGTATTTATTTTATTTCTTAAACTTACTGTCGAGACCGTTTATAATAAAACTTCCTGTAATTTTAAATGGATCTTTACTAATACTACTATCTCTTACAACTATACCTTCGTGTTTATCTAGATCTCCGATTTTACTGGTAGCATTTTTTAATATTTCATCTCCCAATTTAATTGTGGTTAAATAAACAATAGTATCATTAACTATTTTATTTACATCTTGATCTGGAAAATCTGGAAAATCTTGACTGATATTTTTACTATCTACCGCTTTCAAAAATTGTTTACGTGTAATAAGAGGAGTAGTAAACTTTAATTCTTTTAACCAATCCGTCAAAGACTGGGTTACAGCTTTACCCATAGGATACAATGTAACTTGTTGCGTCAAAACACTTGCTAGGTTTGGTTCCGATTTGAAAGTAGTGTCAATACTACCCAACACCTTAAAACCACTCTTCATAGCAACCTTATTTAATTTGTTTATATAAGACTGCATTGCAGTTTTATCATATGGTATTTCAACAGCTACTCTGGATTTAACACTTCCATCTTTACCAAAAGTCTTTGGCTTAATTTCTTTTAATCCGTGAATAGCTAAAAAGTTCCATTTATATCCAACTACATTCGTTTGACCCTCTACATATTCAATATTGAATAGTATATTAGGATTATCTAATAATCCAAGTGTTTTCAATTCGGATCTTGTGGATGGAATTGCAGCATCAAAAATATTAATTACCTTTGTACCAATACCAATAAATCCGTGGCCTGGTTCAAATCTACTTGACAAATCTTCAGGTCTCATTCCTTTAATATCAAGTGGTTTTGCTGATCCACGATCCATTACGAACTGACCGTTTACCATACGAATACTAGCGTTTACGCCGTCAATTTTAACACTACCACCACCTTGTTTTAAAGATTTAACCGATTTTGCAAATACATCTACCAATTTAGCTCCTGTATTTGCAAAATCAAATGGATGTGCCATATGACCTCCGGCACCACCTTCACTAATTACTTCGTTCAAAATGTTATTTAGTCTTATCATATGGTTTTAAAAATGTTTTATCAAATACAGGAATTGCTTTTTTGTAAGAACTCTTAGTTTCGTCTAAACTATTATCAGTAAATTGCCAGTTCCAAAATAATTGGTCTGGTGTTTTGAATCCAAAAAACTGAAGTACTTCTTTTTGTGTTTGGGTAACATCTTTTCCATTCCAATTTTGACCAGTAGCAATAAATCCTGAATCTATATCTTTTACTATATTACTTTCACCCAAAGTAGAATGTCTGTTCTCAATCCAAGTCAATCTTTCAATCAATTTTTGATAAAAACCGTTGGCTTGTCCCCATCTCACACTAGCAAAAAAGACTACACAGTCACTTTCAAATAATTCTTTACTTATTTTCCATAATTCGTCGTTCTTATTATTAATACTAGCCCAACAACGATGTTCTCCTGTTGGGTTTTTTTCTTTATCTTTTAAAACTGAATCTTTTGTACCACAATGATTTCCCCATTTTGACGATACATTGCCCTCACACGGAACTATATTTAATTTGGTAGTATCTATCAATGATACTTTTTCTTTACCTAATAGTTCTTGTATTTTAATTGCTAATTGTGTACTCTTAGCAATATCGTCTTTGTGACCACTCCATCTATTACTGGTAGTTAACAATAGTACTTTGTTCTTGGTACGTAAATAATCTATAGTCTTCTTGTATTTGCGGGCATAAAGATCCATATCTTGCTCGCTTTGAGGAAGTTTGGCTTCTAATAATAAATCGTTTAAACTGATCATTTTGATAATTGGTCTAAAATTATTTGTTTGTTTTTTTAACGCAGTTGGGATATTTGTTACCAAACATTGTCTTCATACCTTTTTGTGTATATCCCTTCCAACATTTTTCCTCTATATTATTTTCAGCTACCCCATATCCAGATCCATATGGAGACGATTTACCAGATTCTGGATCAGATGTTTCTTTATTTAGTCTTATTGTTTTTGCTTTAGATGCTTCTTTACGATTTATAGCATAATCCAAAGCGCTTTTCAACCTACTTTTAACATTTGGATCTTTTGCATTTTGATAAGCTGCTCTAACTCTCTGATGTATAAGATTTATAATTTGAGATTGTCTCTTGTGACTTTTTGATTTAAAACCACTGCTAGCTAGTGTATCTTTAATGTCTTGTGCGGTTCTAAATTTTACCCGAACTGTATCCTTTGGATTTTCATCGGTATATAATCTTCTATCAGATCCTTTTGGCTTTTTACCAGTTCCAACTTTTGGATCAGCCTCAGATAAAACTTCATTTAAAATGTTGTTTAAACTAATCATTTTGATAATTCGTCTAATTTACTTTGCATTGTCATACCACGAATTACTTCAGGCGTACCACCATTGTCTCTATTAAAATATAATTTTAATAAAGATGGGTCAACTGCTTCTTTAACCTGTGGTTTGGTTAAATCTTCAATAATTTGAGTCAAACGTATCATAATATATAAATATATCCAATAAATAAAAAACCCCGCTTATTTCTAAGCGGGGTTTTTTATTGCGTTTAACTCAACTTATACGTTAAAAGCTGCGCCCGTTGGGAGTATGTTGAAATCGAGGATAATGAATTCAGCAGTACGGGTTGGTTGGATAAAGATCTGACCATATAGAATATTTCTATCAATCAAGTCAGGAGTATTGTTTGTATCATCCATCTTGACTTGGAATGCGTAGATACCGTTACGTTGTTGTACTGATTCCAAATATGGAGTTACAATACTCAAGAAACGATTTCTTGTAGAAGCAACGTTTTGTTCGAATACCAAGTAGTTGCTTGAACTTGCGATAAACTTCTTCAAGTTGATCAACAAACGACGTACATTGATACGATCCAAAGCACTTGGGGCGATTTGTAGAGTCTTTTGACCCCATACACAAATACCTTGACCAGGGAACGCTGCGATTGGATTTACACGACCTTCATACAAGGTATCACGTTCACTGTGAGTTACACGATCAAGTACTTGTACTGCGGTTGGAATACCACCACGGTTTAGACCGGCTGGAGCGTACCATTCAGCAGCGGAGTTATCGTTAGCAGCGTAAACTGCTGGCAATACTACTGAAGGAGGAACACTAATAATCTTGTTGGTATTAGTATCTAGAATCTTAACCCAAGGATAATAAGTACCTACATAGTTACTATCAATTGTAGCAACAGTATTAATTGCTGCATCAATCAATCCTACAGTTTGATTGCTTGCTGGGAACACTACGTTATCCATAATGTAGAAACAATCTTGACGAGTTTCACACATATCAATTACCAATTCGGTAACATAACTGTGTTGTTCACGGAAGATACCTGGAGTTACAATCAAGTTAATATCAAATTCATCAGGATTACCGATTGCAGCAATTGCTTGCTTATAAGCGATACTACCTGGGCTATTGATATTTGTACAATCTAAACCTTGTGTATTACCAGCTGTAATATTACCACCTACATTGATTGGAATTGCTGGCCATTGACCTTCAAATCCACCTTGGAATCCAAGTACAAACTTACGTAGTTTGACATATGTAGATTCATTTACAGCGTCGTAAACACTTGGAATACTACCACTCAATGTTGGAGATAGTAGTGATCCAGTACTCACGTATGTGCCTTGAGCATAGAATTTACTATTTGTTGTACCCCATACCTTATCTTCTAAATCGAAGTCGATATTAGTACCATTGCTATCAGATGCACCGTAGTATGGTAGTGGTTTGAAGTATTGTTTGGTGTTATTGTCTACACCTACGCCAAATGAAGATGTTGGGTATAGAGCTTGAATTTCACTGTCAGTGCCTGGAACACTTCCAAATACTGTACCAGATGGATACTTACCAGGACCTAGACCATAGATACTTGCCTTACTGTATTGTATAGCAGGTACATAGTTACTTGCAGTACTATCAATTGGGGTACTATATGATTCGAATCCGTATGGTACGCAACTTACTGGGTAAGAAACGTCACTGGCTTCAATTCTGATATATTTGCTCAATGTGGTGAAATCACCAAATTGAATCAATTTACCAGCATAAGTGATATATGCATATCTGTTACCAATTCTACGAGCAACATAATTTGCAGACTCTGGATCCAAATTCAAGTTTTGGTAGATTTCCAAATACTTTGGCTTCTTATCAGTATCACTATAAGCACGTACTGCTAGTGTGAAACTACCCCAGTCACTGCCTGGAACAGTACCAGCCAACTTAACGTTGCTAATTTCAATCTTAAACTTAGTGTTACTTAGTGTACCATCGCTCAAGGTGTGAACTTTGAACAACTTGAACTTAGTTGGTTGAGCGGCTACATCAGCACTACCTTTGAATGGAGCAATCTTTTGACTGTAGATCCAAGGGGTAGAAGCATTAGTAATGCTGAATTGACTATCGCCGTTATTCAAATCAGTACTATATTGATCAACGAACTTTAGAGGTTCACCGACAATAGAACTTCCTGATAGATTACTTGTACCTACTTGTAGTCTCCATCCATAAGCACTTGTCTTTTCAGCTACGAACTTCTTGATACTATCTTCGAATAGAACGTAGTTATAAGCAGCTTCAACTTTTTGACCAGCAACTTGTTTGTTAGGATTACCAACGGTTGGATCTACACCGAATACTTCTTTGATATAGTTATTATCATTTTCATTCAAGCTAAAGTCATAGTAACCATATGTACCGGCACTGGTACCGCCAGCTGGATTTGTATAGCTATACTTCAATGCCAAGTTGTAAACATTTTCATTAGGATTAATTACACCCTTATATGGGAATGTGCTACTTGTTAGTTGGCTTAATGTTGAGGTATTGAAACCAAATACTTGATAATCACTGGTGAATTGTGATGAAGCATTTTGAGTATTTGCTAATACTGACAAGATCAACTTTTGACGACCTGTTAGTACTGGATTACATTGATCTGCACTTGCATTATCTTGACTTGTAAATCCACCGGTATATTTACCGAAATCACCACTTACTACACCTCTTACTTGTAGACCAGCTACACAAGTTCCAACACCACGTAGTGAATGGAAACTACCACTTTGAAGTGTTAGTGTTGTAGCTGCTTCCACATTGAAGTTTGTTAGATTGTAAGCGATATTACCATTGAAGTAAGATGAACTTACTAGATCAACAGTTGTTGTGCTTTCATCGAAAGCGGTAGCAATTGCTGTTTCGGCATCAATATTTGAACCTTGTAGACTTGAAGTTAACAAGAAGAATTTAGTACCGACTGGTTTTGCATTACCATTGGCAAGAGTTGCAGTACTGAATTTACGTACCAATAATCCAGAAGAAACTGAACCGATATCAACTGTTTTATTGGCGTACAAGATACTACCACTCAACTTACCTACACCATCAACGTCATCTGCGGTTACGCCACTTGTTAAAGTTGCGGATCCAAATTTAACATTCAATGACCCACTGATTGTCATTGTTGAAATATCAATACGTTGTGTCAACTGAATAGAAGAACTTAATCCTCCGCCAATGAAATCTTGGTTATTCAAACTTGCAGTTGCAAACGATGTATTTTGATTTGCGGCTTTAGCAAATACTAATCCGAATGTATTTGGAGCATTAAAAGAAGATGTCAAATAACTATTGGAAGTACTGGTATCAAATGTTAATTTTAGCTTATTTGATGATGCGCCGCCAACTGTAACACTACCATTTATATTTGATTTTTCAAAATCAAATGCGGCCAATGAGTGGTCGATGGAACTACCTAGTTTTGCTACTTTACCACCTCTAGCTACTACTGAACTGCTAAACAATTCATAATGTCTTGTAGAAACTACTTTAAATACTTTACCCAAACTGGATGAAGTTGACAAAGAAGCTGAAAGTGAATTAATTCCAACAACACTTCCAACTGTAGCTAAGAAAGAAGCAATTTCAGCGGTTGTTGCTCTTGTAAATGTAGCAGATCCTGTTATACCACTACCAACTGAACCTTTAATTGCAGCTGAACCGGTAATACTAATAGGAGTACTAGTTTGTTGATATATTACATTTGATGTATAATCTGTAGTATCAATATACATAAATGAAGCGGTTGTGATAGCTCCTTTATCAGCGTCTCTGTCCCAGATACCTGGTTGAGCATATACAATCAATGGATTCTTTTGCCAGTAACCAGTTAGACCACCTACACGAACAACGGTAACGATACCTTGTTGTAGTAGATATTCTTTGGCTGTGTATGGTCCATAATACACACCATCAGCGACACCGAATCTTGTTTCTAATTCAGCTACGTCGGTTATTGTATTTGGAAAAAACGCTGGTCCATCAGCGAATGGAGCTATAATTGCTCCTCCAATGTTTGCTACTCCTTGAGCCAGACCGGAGAGGTCATTTTCACGTGTGAATACACCTGGGCTTACTATATTTTGTGTTGGGGCGAATCTACCGCCTTCTGTTATTGGCATAATATTAATATCCTTTCAAAGTTATATTTAAATTATAAATATAACTGAAAAAATCCAAGAACCAACTATTTATTATATCTTTAAATATTTTGTTCTATTAATAATTGATCAATAACGTCAATAACCATTTTTGGAGTTATTTGTTTGGTACACTCAAATTCTTCTCTTTTATCTGATTTTGGACACCACTTCCAATTTCCCTTGTCAAATAACGAATCATTCCAACATCCTGTGCATACTGAATGATTTTGTACTCGATACGGAGTCTCAAACTCGGTATATGGATAAGAAAACCCACTAATTAATACCACTGGCTTTTTAACTGCCCAAGCTAACCAAGATAAACCAGATGGCAGTCCAATAAAAAATTCACTGTGGTGTATTTGATTCATACGATCTTCAAGAGGTTTATCTCCTGTATAATCCAAAGCATTTGATGGCATATTGTTGACATAATCGTTTCCATTGCCAAATACTTTATGTTTATCAATACAAATTACTTCAAAGTCTTTCGACTTGAGATACTCTACTACTTTTTCCCACCCACCTTTATTGTTCCAATACTTTGCTTGACATGTACTTTGCGTTGCAATAGTAACATATCGTTTCTTTAGTGGACGTTCTTTTATTTTAAAGTCAATTAGAGGTAACTCTGGTTCGTATGGTAGTCCCAAATAATCGCTTGCTATTTTTTGCAGTGGTTGTTTTCTAGGATCAGATTTACATCTATCATTATTTGTTCCATTTTCATCAACATAATATCCCAGTTTGTAAGTAGCAAAAGCATCTGATACATATTTGTTGTGGTTAACAAACTTAATTTCAGGATATTTGCTTTCAAAAATATTTTTTAAAGGCAACTTTACATAAAGATCACATTCGTGTTTCTTTCTGAATTGTTCAATGATAGGCATCCAAGCCAATTGATCCCCCAAAGAAAAACTTTCATATTCAACTAATACCTTCTTATTCTTCAAATTGAATTTATAAGTTTCTACCAATTCATTTGTCTTATTATCCTTGATATGAACTTCGTAAGGAATGTAATACGTAAAATTACAACTTCCCCACCAATTGTGTTTTAAATCTGTTTCGTATTTAATAGTATTATCATCACTATTATAGAATGTAACGTGAAAACTTTGTTCTGTGTCAATTGGGTTATCAACTTCTATTTTTGCATTATCATTAAAAGAATACTTAAATACAGCATTTGTTTTAATACTCTTGTTATTCTTTTTTATATTTTCATAAACATTAATGTGTCGAATAGCAAATAATCTTTCAGTATACTGATCGTATAAATCGATTAGTTGATCTACACGATTAAAATAAGAATTTGCATTAGCAGTTTGAAGTGCTTTATTTTTATATGTGTCGTAGTCACTGACTATATTTTGTATAGCGGATTTTATTTGTTCTACATTACGTTCGACAACAATCATACCATCATATGACTTTTCTTCAAATGTTCCTACTACAGGCAAACCACAACTCATTGCTTCTAATAAAGTTAAATTGGGATGACCAGCTTCTAATTCAGATGGATGTAAGAATATAGAATGTTCGTTATATAAATTGATTAATTGTTCTTCTGTCAAATCAAATAACTTTGTTAATTTATCATATTGATTCAATTCAGAATCTAAACTATCAAAGAATTTTTTATTGTTTGATGGCCCAGCGATTGTAATTGGATATCCCAATTCTTTAGCAGCTTTAATTGCATATACGAATCCCTTTCTATCATATGACTGATTGTTCGCATAACCATTATTTGCAACGCACAACAATTTATTCACATCGTTTTTGTTATTCGTACATTTGAAAACGTTTGTATTAACAGCGTGAGAAAAATATCGTAATTTTTTACTGCCAAAATAATCAACTAAATATTTGGCTGGACAGGTTGATATTACACTGTTTTCAATAGCTTGTAGATTTTCCTTATATACAAATGAATCTTTGCCATACAAATAAGCGTGATGATCGTGTAAACTAAAGATATATGGTATACCACGTTTATGACATTCATTTGCAAGATTTGCTACGTGAACGTGTACGATTATATCATCCGCATACTGAATTTCATTTAGATATTTTATTTGACATTCCAATCCTTTAGAATTTAAGAGTTGATAATAATCCCAAATAATTTTTTCAACAGCCCCCCATCCATTAGGCGGAATTGGCAATAAACCCAGATTAACTTGTATAATTTTCATTGTGTAACTTCAATAGAACCGTTAATATCTATGTCTTCTAATCGTCTGAAAGACTTTTTATAACTCCTCAACAAAATTTTATTTTGATCATATAGATTGTTTTCAATTTCGTAAAAGTTATCGTTTTCAAAATCATTTGCTAAATAAAAACAAACTTTGTCTGATACATCGTATGTATAGTTATTAACAATCACACCATTCTTTTTTATTATAATTTCATTTATTCTATCATCTACTTTATTATTAATATAAGTCAATACGCCAAACTTATTTATATTTTTCATTCTCAATACAGATAGATATTCTACCATAGAGAATAAATTATTCTTACTATTACTTAAATACGTTTCTTCGTTATTTGTATAATCTATGTACAAATCATTTTTATAACCGATCAGTTTGTTATAATAAAATTGTTCCAGTCCGTTTGAAATATTCTTTTGGGTAACAAAATCCATATACTCTGTAGACGTATAATACTTAAACTTTTCTAAAAAGAATTGAGTGTTAATACCGTGGAATACAGTCTTAAATGTATCTCCTTCTGATGCTTTATCATAAAAAAAGAATGCTTTTTTATTAATCAATATTTCATCAACATCGTACAATTTTGTAAAATCAGAATCTGAAATAACCATGTCATAGTTAAAACAAATTGCATTTTTATATCCAATTTTATTGGCTAAGGATATACCATTATAATAATTTATTAATACAGCGAGACCGTGATAATTGTCACAATCAGATGGTGGAAAATATAAATTAATTTTGGTATTATTTGAATCATATGTCCATCTATTATAGAAATTATGTTTTAGAATAGGATTGTTTGCGTCGTATACATAATGGTCAACTGCTTGTTGTAAGGTTACACTAGCTGGATAGTGTGATGTCAATAAAACTTTATAACCAGCTTTTTTAGCTTGGTTAATTGATTCTAATGTTGTATCTTCTATAGCTTTAAAATTTGGATGTGTTGATATAACAACCACTGTATCTTTACTTGCAGTTTTATTTGAAACCAAATTGACAACCTCCAAATCAGAGATTATTCCTAATTGATTTTTTATAAGTTTTACATTACGATTAAAATTGGTTTCGTCCAAATACTTGATAGTCTCAAATACCTTATATCGATTAAGATAAACAGGTAAGTTATATAATAAAGATGGTATATTATAAGATATAGCTTCTTTAATTACGATTGGAGCTGTTTCTTTATCGGTAGCGTGTCCTCTACTGGTGAATAGAAACAGATCCATACAACTATAGAAGTTTTCTACATCTTTTCTTTCACCCCAAACTTTTACATTCTTTGGCAAATTTTCTAATAATGGTTGCCAATAGGTTTTAAAGTTATCAGCCATATTACCCAAACAATGAAATTGAACATTTTCTTTTTCCATTGCCCGAGCATATTCTATAAATTCTTTTTGATTTTTGCGTGGAGTAAATAATCCAACATGCAATACGTGTTTTTTGTTTTCATCCAATCCCAAAAACCTTAGTCCTTCAGTTCTATTTTTTCTACATTTAACCGCAATTGGATACTCAATAACATCCGTACTTACATTAAGAGATTCCAGATTTTGTTTTTGATAATTACTGACAAAGGTAAATTGGTCTGGAAAAACTCTTTTTCTTTTGGGATCAAAACTACTATCGTGGGATGTCTCTACAATTAGATATTCTCTGTCTTTATTATAGAGTTTGGTTGCTAAATTAACATCCATAAAATACTCAGGCATTTCTTCAAGATGAATAATGTCTGGCTTTATGTCATCGATTAGTTTGAATAACTCAAACTTATTTGATGATAATGTATAAAATCTTTTACCGCAGATTTTTTGAAGTTGTTTTCTTTGTACAACTAAAACTCCTCCTGTAATATCATCATATTCTACACAATATATTTCATAGTCACTTATTAATGACTGTATCTTCTTTAGTAGAAATTGAGGTAGTCCACCTGTAGAAAGATGTGGTGCTATAAACAATATTTTTTTCATAATTTACTTATTGAGATAGATAGTATTCATATGGTCTATATTATGATCTAATGCATTTTCTTTGCAGCTTAATTTATATCCCATTTTTTCAAATCTATTGATTATCTTTAAAAGATTTGAACCATCATTACAGTGAAATTCAAAAAATATACTATGAACATTTTTAAAAAAATCATCACTGGTGTTTTCAAAAAAATCGTATTCGGATCCTTCAATGTCAATTTTGAGATAAGTTGGCAACTCCAAATTATTATCATATACAAACTTTTCTAAATTAATAGTATCAACTTCGAACGTCCCATTGACACTAATATTAGATGAAACTGTAGATTCTTTTGTGCCGAATTTTACTTTTGAAAATGTTCCAGCAATTGCATTATTAAATGTGGTTGCATTTTTTCCATACTTGTCCAAGTTATAATTCAGATATCCAAATATTTCTGGATGTGGCTCAAATGCATATATTTTTTTAACATTATAATTAGAGCATACAATTGAAAATGCGCCTATGTTTGCTCCTAAATCATAAACAACATCGTCATCTTTTATTTTAAAATTATCTAAGAAATAATCATCGTAAAAAAACGTATGATACGACGGGTATGTAATATCACCTTTCTTAGATTTTAAATCTAAACATCTAAACCTTTTAACACCGTGATAATTTTTATTAAATAAAAGATTATTGTTTACATCGTGAATTTCAATAGAAAAACCAGGATGAGTTTTATTAAAAACTTCTTTTATAAAAGATAAACGATGATTATACGTCCACAAATCGTATCCAATTGTGCAGTGATGATACATCACATTTGAAATTAGATTGGAATCTAAACTTCTTAGTGTTATTAAGAATTCACAATTAATAGAACTGTCATTTATAGTTTGAAATAATCCGTCGTCGGAAATATTGATAGTTAATTTGCCAAATTTTTCTAAATAAATTGTATCTGTTAAAGACATATTAAATATATACTACCTTACTAAATCCATTTTCTTTTTTTATTTCGATTTGTTCATCTACCATATCTCGCATTTGATCCAAATGACTAATCACCCAAATAAAATCAAATTGATGTTTTAAATAACTAAATAAAGCTCCCATTTGTCCCAAATGATCACTATCAGCACAACCAAATCCTTCATCAATACAAATAATATTTGGTCTTGGTAAATTGCTAATATTAATTAATGATACTCTGATAGCCAAACCACTGACAAACTTCTCCATACCACTAGCCATTTCTAATGGCCAACGTTTATCATCGTAAACAATGTTAGTCATAATGTTCTTGCCGTCTGTCTGAAGAGTGATTGTAAATTCAACAAGTTGTTGTAGAATATTATTTACCTCTTTTTCAATTTCAGGCAATGTTTTGGTGATGATTTCATATGGAATACCGTCTCGACTAATAATATTAGTATACAACTTATAAGCCTCGTATGAAGCTTCAAGTTCTTTAACTTTATTTAGTTGTTCTGTAGTATTTTTATATTGTAATTCCAACTTGCCCTTTTCAGTGGAAGAGTTAAACAATTTATTATTGACCGATTTAATCTCCGATTCAATATTTTTAACAATAGTTTTCACTTCATTAACACTAACGAGTAGTTTGGAATTGTTTTCAATAATATCCTTGTTCTTATAAAAAGTTTCAATATTTTGAATTACCCCATTCAAATCATTTTGTAATCGGATCTTGAAATTTTCATCACGTAATATTGCCGTAGATAAAACTTCCTTGGTCTTTTCTAATTTAACTTTTTCGGCATCTACACGTTGACATTCCTTATAACGAGATTCAATATCTCCAAATGAATCCAACTTAGATTTGATGACATTAAATTCTTCTACTAAGATTTTGCCCTTGTTTTTATCAAGTTCAAGTTCTTCCTTAGTTTTAATAGCATCTTTTACGAATACGTTATTTACGCAGTACGTGCAATTAGGATCATACTTGTGTTCCTCTAACTTTTTCAACTTATCAATTTTATTCTTAACTACTACCTTAAGTTTTTCTATTTCAGAAGACTTTTTAGACTCGTTATCTTTACAGATTTTATATTGATCATAATCACTTTCTATATTTTCACAACTCTTCAAAGAAGAAGATAAATCTGAAAGTTGAGTTTCAATTGATGAAAACTTAGTTTTTTTCTGGTTTATATCAGTTTCAAATGTATTGATCTTAGATTCTAACTGGGTCTTTTCAGATTCTAATTTGGTTATATCAAAATCAAAATTAGCTGTTTTAATAATATTATTAGACAACTCCAAAAGTTTATTATTTTGATCTTCTTTCTTGACCTCTAGATCTTTTATATCACAATTATACTGTGATATATTTTTATTATTTAGATCAATGCTACCAGAAACATTTTGTAAATCCTCAATTAAACTATCTTTGCTGATGTTCTTAAGTAGTGTATTAGTCTCCTTAAACTTATCATTTGCAATAGTGTATAACTGATCAAATACGGTTAGACCCATAAATTGACACAATAAGTCTTTACGTTCGGTCTGACCCAAATCAATAAATGATCCAGTTTTACTATTTTGAATGCTTAATACTGTAAGAATAAAGTCTTCATATGTACCAACATAATCTCTGATAATATCGTTGGTACTACGACGAGCTTCACCATTCAATGGTACTTCATTGCCATTTTCAATTTTATAAAACTTGACATCTACTTTGACATTTCCTTTTTTATCAGCCTTGCCGTCTCGTTCAATGAAATAATCGACTCCATTTACTTCAAAGTTGAACTTACAACGAAAACTCATTTTCTGAGTATTCAATACGTGTACAGCTTTGTATCCTTTGCTAAACTTATCGAATACACAAAATGCCAATGCGTCCATAATACTAGACTTACCACTAGCATTAGGTGCAAATAGTCCAATTGTACCTTTCAATTTGGTAAAGTCAATTAAGTTTCCTTCGCCATAACTAAACATATTATCAAATTCAAAAATCTTTGGCTTCCAACGAATATTCTTTGGAGCTTTATCTTTTGGTATTTCCAAATTAATAGTTTTATTCAACTCTTTGACTTTATAAATCAAATCAGTTGAAACACTCTTTGATAAAAGATTTTCTTCAATCAGTTTATTTTGATAGTCTACATCAAAGATATTATGGATATCAAATATTTGACCGGATTTTAAAGTCAAATCTGTTGTGGGTTCATCAATTCGATTAAATGTGGTCTCAATGATATCACACTTATTCTTAACTTCATTGATGATTTCTTTTACCTGAGATGGAATAGATTCACAACAAAGTGTACGAATGCGAACTTTTGATGGAATATTGCTGATGTCCGTGACTAATTTACCTTTATTGATTTCAATTGTATAAAAACCATAATCATTCTTTAGTTCATAATGTTTATAAACTTTTCTCTTTAGATCCCACATCAAAAATCCGTGTCCTTTAAGATCTTCGCCGTGGTTCTGTTGAATCATAGATCCAGCGTATACAATTACAGGCTTACTTTCAGTTTCATCATATTCTTGTAGAATTTGATGTTTATGAATATCGCCCAACATTGCAATGTGATGACCATCAAATAGTTCATTTGTAATAGCACGATTACTTACAGTATATCCAACATCCGTAACAGCGTGATTTACTGGACCGTGGAATAATGCAATATGATGATCTGTTTCTACACGATGTTTAGATGGAATATCCTTATATCGAATATACTTATCAGGATCATCAAATACACTGAAATTATTAAATAAGATGTTTTGATAACGATATACTTCGGTATCTTTTAGATAATAAAGGTTTGGATGATTTAATGCCTGTACAATTGGAGTTAAACAATCCAATCTTGACTTGTTTGCTAACGTAGCATCGTGGTTACCAGCTGTTAAAATTACGGGTACACGATCAGCACAACTTTTTAGAAAGTCGCTTCCAATTTTAACACACTCGGGACTTAAATCTGATTTGTTGTGAAAAACATCGCCAGCAATAACTAAGATTGCATTTAATGATTTAGCTTTATCTAAAGCATTATAAAAACGATCAAATACAGATGTATATTCGTCGTGTCGTTTTGTTAGACGAATGTGAATATCTGCAACATGCATCACGCAGTTGATTTTATCGTCGGTATTTTTTAGTATAATCATAATTTAACCGTTAATTTAAACTTGTACAGTAGACTATCATTCATTCTAACACTGTTGTGTATGGTTTGCCAAGTCTTTTCGTGACCCAATTCATTTGGATCTTTACCATCAAGTCGTACCAAATAAGTTTCTATATTGTTGGCAAGTAAAAAATCACAAATTTTCAGACTTGATGATAATGCATCGTTATCCAAAAGCACATTTACTCTAGGTGGTTTATTATCCATCAACTTCATTCTGAGTGTTTTGGATAAGGTTTTCCCAAAAAGAGGTATTGCGTTATATTTCACAGACATAGCATCAAATACACCTTCAACCAAAGTAATCGGTTGATTAAAATCTGTAAACAACTCAAACCCTACGATGTCCTTGCTACCATCACACAATCTATATTTGAGATATCCATCATAAAATGATCTACCACAATAAAAGTTAAGTTTTCCTGTGGAGTCATATGATGGCACAATTACTCTATTTATAAATGCACCACTATTGCAATAACCAATATTGTATCTAACTATATCAATCGTAGTTATATTTCTATTTAAACAATAACTCAAAGCACGTTTATATTCAATATCACTATTTGGTTTACACAACGGTTTAAACTCCTCAGGCAAACTTAATATCTTTTTTTCTTCTTTTACTTCGACGTTATTTCGTTTTGGTACATCTTTACATAAAACGTCATAATATTCTTTGGGCGCTTTTACTTTTTTAAGAAGACTATGAAAACTTTTTCCGCTAAAGTTACACACCCAACATTGGTAAAAACCAGTTTTGGTGTTTATGTTTAACTTTCGTTTATGATGTTTGCAATTGGGACAAAAAACAAGAATTTCTTCACCGCCTTTTTGGATGTGAACCTTTTGTTTAAATAATCTTGATAGAATGTCAACCACAGTCATTTTAAACAGTATAACACAAATTTTGTAGTTTACAACTTTTTATATAGAGAACAGACTATTCCATCGTACATATCGCCGTTTCGTTCATCCCAATTGCCTTTTTTATTTAATACTGTGAACTTGGTGACTTCGGGTAATATCTTTTCAAGTTCAATTCTCACAAAGTCTTTTGATTTAACACCTTTAATTCTACACTTACCAAACAACTGTTTGCGCATAGTATTAACTGATAATAGATTTACCTTGACTTTAAAATGTTCTTCAATAATATAAGCAAATACCGCATTGTGTCTGGCTAATGTGATTATAACTTGTTGTGATGTGAATCCGCCAGCAAATCCACTAAGAGCAGCTTCTAAATTGATGACTGTAACATCTTTAATTAACGGATTCTTTTCCAATTCAGATATAACAAAATAAGTTTTTTCTTTTGTTGTTTCAAACTTTTTTGTATCAATATAACCGGCATCCAAGACCTTTCCGTCTTTACTAAATGCCCAACCTGTAACTGATGTGGATGAATCCAAACCTAATATAACCATTTAAAATACATATCAACGAAAATATCGTTTCGTATTAAATCCAGGCTGAGAGTCGATATAATTCAACGCTTTTTCATTGAAATTATCTTGTTGAGTATCGATGGATGTAGTAAATCCTGGCTCAATTGTATATTCACGAGATTTTTGTGAATATCCCATGTCTCCTTGTAATCCATCCAACATAGTACCGCCGGGTATAAATCTGGTAGCTTTATATGCATTAAACGCACCGCCGGCTTTTTGTTTGGCTAGAAATCTAGCTTCCAAACTGGTCTTTAATGATTCACGGTCAATTACTTTTGCGTCTGGTGATGTTGCCATATATTTGTTTTATTATATAATAAATATAATTAAGTGTCCCATTTAACAGAAATATTTATTGGAATTTCGCCCGTATTTTTTATTGGCTGTGCTAATTTAGCCACCGCAACCAAGTCACATCCACTATACAATCCAACAGTAGTTATATAAGGCGCTAAATAAGATCCAGTTGGATCAATTGATGAACTATATTGATAATTGAAAAATGGTTGTTTGACGTAATTCTTAATTGATTTACCCGTTTGGTTATCCAAGAATCTAATAATGTCATCGTAGTTATTTCGATTGCTTAAAGTATTCAAATAAGATTTATAATTGGTAAAGTTTAATTTTTCAATAAAATACTTCCACATCATTTTACCGTCGTAAATATCTACTTTACCATCGTTATCCACATCCAAATTCTTTTCTGCCAATATATTTTTCAAATCAGGTGTTAGTAAATTGGTGTTATAGTCCAAATAAGATGAGGTGTAGAATCCAAAGATGTTTTGTTCTACGTCATTGGATATCATATTCAAATACCATTTTTCAGAACCAGGAACAACGTTCTTATAATTTATATATCTTAAAATGATATCTAAATTTTCAAAGTTAAATGTGCTTTTGTTAAATACACAATAATTTATGAGCGACGAAGTTACAGCTGTTGGATTGGTTGATATATTAAACTCTCCGGGCATTATGGTGCAAATATACTGTTTTTCATAAGTTGTTATGTTCGTTTTATAATCCATATACAACGATGGTTGATCAGGATTTACAGGATCTCTTGTCAACAAATTCAGTACACTACCTGTGTTATTCAAAACCAAACTATTGTTGTTATAAAAAATATTACCAACTGGATAATTTGTTTTTAAATCCAAGTTGTCATAAATATAAGCTTTACCAACTATATCAGTGTATGTCTCCGACTCCATTTGTAACGCAATTTTTGATTCAACGCTGCCACTTCCATAAACAGTATCTTCTATTTGAAAATATACTACATCAGCAGACTCAGTGCAGTTTTCAGGATTAAACGATGAGGTTTTTACATAATTAGGGTCACTGTAACTGCCTGATTCTGTTATAAGTGGTATACTCAAGTACAAATCGTCGTTTAATGGAATAGGAGACCCAACAACCAAATTTGGTTCAGATAAAGCTACTGAATATCCAAAAGCACTAAATGGTTTATTATACTCTTTTCTTTTAGCAATAGGATCTGTAGTAATCTGTGTTACAATTGACTTACTAACATTATAGTATAAACACTGACCACAGTAACTTGATTCACCGTAATCATTTACGTCGTAAAATTTATCGTAGTATTTAACTGAACTGGAAATGTAAAGTGAGCTAAATGGAAAATATGGTTTGGGTGACCCGATTAGTACTTTATTATTATAAGTCGAAACCGAATATCCCATCATATTATCTTTAAAAGTTATATCATCACCATAAAGTTTTTTGATAAACAAATATTGATTGGATCCTGTGGGACACAATCCATTTTCATAAATATAAGTCGCGCCTCTTTGTCTCAAAACGTTTGAACCTGAATATTCATAATACAAAAGATCATTGGGCGAACCTATTGCTAGAACGTTTTTATGTAAAGACACAGAATAACCAAATCTATTATTTCTTTGAGCAGCTGATAAACTACCTGATGGATACAAATCAAATTCAAAACCCTCCAATTTCAAATATTCAGATCCAGTTATATTTTGGAATCTCTGAGACAGTCTCCATCCACCTGAACCAGATGTAAATAAAAACACTTTGCTAGCGGACACTTGGTTACATCCGACCACCAACTTATTTTCAGAATATTTGTCTATACAAACACTGAATCCGAATGAGGATTGATATGGATCTAAAGTAACACTGCTACTTAATTTTTGTACAAAATTGTAGTTATTGTTTACATTCTTAAAAACATAAACACACCCTCGACCATTATTAAAACCAGGAGCACCCACCGCTAAATAATTGTTTGAAATGCTAACAGCTTTACCAAATTGGGAATTTATTGACGATGTTAAATAAGCAATAGGAGTCGAACTTATTTGATAAGTACTTACAGTTTCCTTGGTAAAATCAGTGGATTTAGCTCTGATACTTCCACTTTCATATACGTAATTTGGATCAATTTCATATATGTTTACTTGATTTTGTGTGAAGAAGTTTCTATTATCGACACTTTGAGTTAGTGAAATGTCGCTGGCTACGAGGAAATAATCACTAACGTCCAATGATTCTCCATACTTGCTCTGATAAACAAATTTGGTGTAATTTTCAATTGTTAAATAACTACATGACGCATTTACATTTGGTAAACTGCCACTATTAGCAATTAAAGAACTTGTGTTTACCATACTACTACTTTGTTCTGTATAATATGGAGTTAACAAGTTTTCATTTTCATTCAATAAAGTTTTAATCACTTCATAATTTGATCCAAATTGATTTTTACGAACTAAAAATATTTGACCTTTACGAGAAAATCCTTCTGAATAATCCCAATTTTTGGTTGGTGGATTTCCTATTGCTATTATATTACCATTAGTAGCAACGGCGGTACCATATCGTTCGTTATATATGTTAATTAAACTCATACTATGTATTCAATAAATAATAACCCAGACCATAAGTACCACGGTTTTCTACAGTATCTTTACTTCCAGTTGTAAATTCGTAACTATTAATGAAATAAGTTCCACCCAATATCAAGTTGTGATTACCATCATCTTCTATATTAGAAACAATATCTCCTGATTGATTATATATTACTACGGAATTCCTTTTGATTCCATCTCCAGTCTGACCAACGGATAATCGATACAAAGAAAAATCATTGGTAAGATCCAGTTTAGTTCGTTGATTATCATAATCATCAAAGCCAAATATGTTGTAACTATTATTGTAGTTATTATAATACATTTTATTTATGGTATTATAAATTTGACCTTTATATGTTCCGTCTATGTTTACCGGATTAACTGTTGGATTCCATTTAACACTCGACGATGGATAAAAAATAGAACTAGAATTTACATATTTACCCACAGAAAAATCAATTTGAGACAATTGTTCAAATTGAGTTATTGCTAAATATGACCCATCAAAAGTAACTCCTTCGCAACTTCCAGATTTATTATTATCGCAAGAAATATAAGATAATTGTATCGGAAATGTACTATCATCAGTTCCATCTGTGCCAACGAGAAGATTATTTAAAACGTTATTAAACGTCTTTTCTTTGGAAACAGTAAATCTGGTAACCAGTACGTCTTGTGTTTTAAAAAATTTGATCATTCTATTATAAATAGAATAAAAACAAACTATTCTATATTAGAAATCAATCCGTACCTTAATCAATAATTCGTTATCAAAAGATTTCATTGTAGGTTGACTAATTTTACCAATTGCCAATAGTTCGTTATTATCATTATATAAACCAACCGAGGTAATATAGGTTCTTGGATTATTAATCAAATCTTGATAAATAATAGTTCCTTTAGTCAAACCATCATTTCCATCAGAAACAAAAGTTGGATTGTTGCTATAGTTAAATTCTTTATTTTTAACACGGACGAAGTAATTTGTAGAAGGTACAAATTCAGACTTTCTAACACCCATAGTTGATTTGGATCTTCTTAAAGAATTGTAAAAATCTCTTGTCCAAACTTTCCAGTATCCACTTCGATTTGTGGTAGTTACACTATTAGAATAATTTTTTCGATTTAAAATTTGTTGACCGGCTGTAATTCCTACGAATTTATCTAAATTTATAGCATTAAATACAATAACGCCGTTTGATGGGTATACCAATCCTATACCTGCATAAACTGGAGATCCATTTTTCAAATAAGGTGTGGCAATTCCATTTACAATAGAACCTGAAATTAAGTTATATGAATTTTGTTGTTTATTTACAACTTGTGAATCATCGATAAATGTAAACTTTTTTGGTGCGACAGATCCGCTAAAAGAAATTTGTATTTGTCCAGCATCTATCTGATCCTTAAATTTATCGGCTGCGTAGTTAATTACATAAATAGCTTCACTCTCAACAGTAGCGTCTACGCTTCCAGATGCAAAACTAAATAAAGTATCGCCTGGTTGTAAGAGCGTATTTTTGTATTGAGAATAAATGACTTTCGTTTCATTTGTTAATACTGGAGTTGTATAAGTAGTGACATCAAAAAGTGAACTACCACTATTTGCATAATCGCCATATGCTACATCAAAATATAAGTCCCCACCAGAGTAAATATCAATATAATATTGACCGTTTCTTACATCGTATGGACTGGATCCAGTAAGTTGATTAGCTTGACCAGTAACACCCGATTGTGTTATAAACGTAGATTGACTGACAAATAAACTACCAGTTCCAAATAAACCGGATGATACTTGATTTATTCTACCAACTACGATGTCGTCATTATTAAATTTACTAAATATCATAATTATGTTGTTGTTGGAACTTTAACTGTCACTGTAATGGATGTATTACCGCCACTTTCATTACCAATAATTGTAATATTAGTGGTTGTTGTTTTAGACAAGCCAGCATTTGGTACGAATCTGAATTTATTACCAACTACCACTTGCGAGGTTTGTGAAGTTAAATCTCCCGAGAAAGTAGGAATCGTAGCACTTGTTGAATTTAAACTGTTTGTTTCGGTCACAACCAATGTACCAACATTTTTATTTGCCAAAATTGCTGTGTATCCAAGAGTAACGTTGTAAGTAGGATTTGTACTAGGACTAATTAAAATTTCTCCGGTATAATCTCTATCAAAAGGACCAAGTTCACTTTGTGCTACACTTATAGTTGGTACAGAAGTTACTCCGTCATTTAGTGTTACTAATTTATACTTCATTGACTGTGATTCATCTGTAATCGGCTCCATAATAGGAGTATTACGAATAGCTATGTCGTAATATGCACTACCTAGTGGATGATTTGGATTAAACTGTGTATAATCAATTTCATCGTCAGCCAATGCAAAGGCTGTAATGTTTAATCCACCCGTTTTTGCAAGGATTTCTCTTCCCTTTTTAGTCAATACAGCATTCACTGTAAGAATGTTGTTATTTAAATATGCCATATATAATAATTATTGATAAGTTTTAATTTCTACTCAAAAATGTGAATTATAAATTCATTATGTATCTTTCTAAACTTGCACTGGTTAGTAAAGAAGCGGTTAATGGTAATTGTATGAATAGTGAATCTGGATTGCCAATTGATCCAGTTGTATCGCCATATATAGGAGCATTATTAGTTTCGATATTCAAACTTAAAAATCCAGGTATAGTAATAACAGGCGCACTTCCATTTGTAACACCATCTCTATTTACAGTACTATTTTGATCATTTTTACCCTTGATATAAGTATAATATGTAATATCACCTTTTGAACGCAATTTCAATCCGTTCACAAGTTGTGTTTTAGAACCACTTATTGCTTGATATTTTGCTCTACTTCCAACAAATGAAAACTTACTTAAATGTCTATTAGAATATCCTGTATTAAACACACCTTTATAGTAGTTTTTCAAATACTTACTTCCAGTAACTTGTACATTGAATCCTATATAGTTTGACGTACCAGAAGTGCCTGATGTGCCTGATGTGCCAGATGAACCTGCAGTTCCAGATGTGCCAGATGAACCTGCTGTACCTGCTGTACCAGATGTGTTCAATGAATATCCCGATCCAGAACCAATAACTTGAACTTCGTCAAATGAAGAAGTAAATGTTACCACAATCCCATTGTTGTTAACAGATTGATAATAATCGTTTCTGGCCACATTAACGGTATCTCGTACATTGTATCCATTTGGATCGACGTATACATATTTACCATACTTTGCATAAATAAAATCACGATCATCGATTGTATCTTTAATTTCGAGACGAGAATAGTTGTATGTATTTTCATCCTTTGTAATATTATTAATATACGAACTGGTTATTATAGTAAAGCTTGAAGTATTGTTTGTATTTATTAATGATGACGTAAATGTAACTTTATTATTAAAATATAAATTAAATTCATTATTGGTTACAAACTCCACATCTCTGTAATTAAACTTTTTACGTTCAAACAAGCTTGGTTCTAATAAAATTCCGGTCAATAAATTAGATCTAGCGGGTTTTAAATTTTGTACAACGTCGAATATAGAAAAATCAATATAGAATTTATAAGTGCTGTAAAATTCTTGTGGATATATATATTTTTCATTTATTTTGCCAAAATCACGTTGTAAAGTAGTTAACCCTGCATAATTTTGCTTATTTAGATTTTCAGGTTCACCAATAATATCTGCTATACCATCTAAACCTATAAAATTCTCTATTTTATGATTCAAATAGTTATATGGACTTATAAAAAATCCAGATAAAATGGAATCATCACCCAAACTATCCTGAATGCGAGTTGAATAATCATACGGTGTTAAATTGGACAACGCGGTTTCTGTTATTTTGTTTATCTTACTATTAATCTTATAATTTGGCCCAAAGTTATTTGTGTTTATAGTTTGTTTTACATTGATTTTATCAAATTGATATGGAAATTGATTTATCAATACATTAGAACAAGTTGGATAGCTAAAATATTTTTCTTTTTGGCCGAAATTATAAGCAAAGAATTGTGTTTGATAATAGATATTTTGATTGTCTACAGTTGTACTAATAGATGTAGGTGAATACAAATCTACAGGCGTATCAAAACTCCATAAATAAAACAAATTGGAATAAACATCTTCTTTATTTGGTATTGATATTGAATCTAAATTATAAGAATGTTCATCGAAATATTCATTATCAAGTGGTTCTTTTAATATTTTAATTTTGTCTAAATTTCCTATAAATGATACGGAAGATGAATAATTGCCTATATAATAACTACCAGAGGAAAAGTTTTTATTTACGGTATTATTTATAATTTTACGTTTAGTGGATGAAAAGTTTTTAACGCTTCCATCGTATTGATTAATAGATAAACTATAAACATATGGAATATACTCTTTTGCTGAATTGAGGTAGTTGGACGATGTTAAAGTAGTTTTTTGAGACGCTAGTGTTACAAAATCACTGTCGTCTTCAATTATGAAATCTCCGTCATCTTCTATGATAAATGGTGTAATTTGGTTTGTGACTTTACTTGAACTTATATTAAATTTTTCAAAATTGCCAGCGACAGGTTCACGTTTTAACATCACTGTGAAAATGTTTCCATTTAACAAAGGCATTTCATCCAGTACTAAACTAGACGTTGTGTTGCCCAATTCATATGGATGAATTTCAAATATTAACTGACCTGACTCAGACTGTTTTGATTTTTTAACAAATAAATTCCAATCGGATTTTTCATTTCTATGTTTTGACAATAATTGTATTTTATCACCAAAGTTATAATTCGTAGATTTAAATCTTAAAGAAAATTCTATTGTAGATATACCATTAAATCGAGAAGAATACTCGGTACTACTAGTGAATGTGTTAATGTTAGATCCAGATGCATAATAACTACTAGTAGTATAAATGAAATCGCTACTAGTGTGTTCAAAATTCAAGAAATTATTTTCCTTGAAATCTGTCATATAAATGATATCATCGTATACAAAGTAATTATCACGGTTAGAAAACGAATCTGCACTTCCATATTCTCTAGTAGATATTATCCCAGCTGGGATACCAAACATAGTACGTATCATTTCAAATGAACTGACTGTACCTTTGGATTTATATACTGATGAAATATTATTCGCAAATCTATTTAAAATTGATTTTGTATAATCGAAATAAGACGCGGAATTATAACCCGCAATTTCTTGATTATTGAAATATAACTGATTTAAATCGCTCTGAGAAAATTTATCAATATCAATATTCCAGCTAAAGCTATTCAATAATTCATCTATATAATTCTTTGGATAATAGTTTGAATCATCGTTGGAAATAGGATATGCTTTTGGAAATTTCTTGATGAAGACTAGTATGTTATCAAAAAAATGACCAACCATTGCTGTAAATTTTATATAATCAGCTGAATCGGAATCATCCTTTACATATTCTGGAAGTTGATACACCAAACTATTATAGTTATTCGAATCATATGTAATGGCTTCGTCAATTTTGTCGTCTATACTGGACGAATTAAAAAACAAATAAGATTCATATTCATCGAATGTATCCAACAACGTAATTTGCTGAACTGTTTTTTGATTTACTAATTGACTGTACGAAGATGAAATTAAATCGTTTGTATTCAACGAAGATGTAATCGTTGATTTTTTAACTGATTCAAGTTGATTATAGTCTTTTATCTTATTCTTAGCAATTTTAGTACGCAATTCAGCTGATGAATAATTAATAAAATTGTTAAAATCTGTATAATCAATATACAGATCATTGTACTTTTCCTTCAATCTTATTTTTGATTCATCCAATGTAAATACATCGTTACTATCGAACTTCTGCGTCGATGGATTTACCGTATTAACTTGAACATCAAAGTTTATATCATTCAAAAATACTTTTCTTGATATTTTTGATGTAAACAAGTTAGCTTTGAAATAAATTGGCGCAATTGATATATTTGATATCCAACAAGTTGTTTTTACATTATACTGCAAAGGTAACGGTGCATCTAATTTTACTTGGATATTAAAAGTATCATCCGTTGGATTCAAATAGTTTGTATGATCCAGAATTTTTATCAAATTTCCATTGTCAAAATTTAAAGCATTCTTGTAATAACCGTAATATTTTGTTTTATAATTTTCAAGTAAATTAGTTACCTGTGGTAATATCCAATCGGTATAAATTGTTTGTTCAAATAACCCCAATATATTTTGTAGATCAATGTCATTTACAGAGCTTTTTTGCAACACTCTATCTTGAGACACCTTTAGTGTGATTATTCTAAAAGACTCCAATATGTCTTCACTAGTAAATTCTACATTGTTGTATGTGTAAATGAAATTATTAATTTGTTCTTGTATACCTGAAAATTTACTTGTCTGTAGAATCGTATTATCCGTATCATTATTTAATTTTATAATTGTATTATACCCAACGTAAGTTGATGTTATAAACTCTTGCAATTCGGCTTCGCTTTTAAGTCCCAACTTTAAACAAATGTCCACATAATTATACTTGTCTTTATTTAATAAAAAGTCTTGTTCAATTGGATTATTTTTAATAATAGCGATTAAATCTTGATAGATTCTTAATAGCAAATATTTTTTATCCGCGAAAGATGTTATCTTAACAGTATCTAATCTAGATGATTCATTTTTAGTTGTGTCAAATGCGTAAGATAATCGTATTTCAGTTCTACTAGGAGAAATCTCTTTTATAACTAATCTGTTCGTTGGATTACCAGCTATATTTCTAACTGGGTTATACAACAAATAATATAAACCAGGACCCACTCCACTTGCATTTAAATCAAATTGTGGATGTAATAAAATATCATTCTTATAAGATACAATATTTGTAAATGGGTTTGCAAATCTGTATGATCGCAATACGTTATTAATATCTCTATAGCTTCCTTGTAATACAGAATACGTAACTGAAGGAACTACTCTGTTAAAACTTACTAGTTGTTGATTGTTATTATAAAGAGTAAACTCAAACAAGTCATCGTCAGATTCTCCATAAAATATATCCTCATTGACCAATTTTTGTTCGTATAAAGACTGTAAATTAGCATTCAAATAAGATGCACTTGTAATGCCCTTATTTAAATCATTATCGTTTATTGTCAAATAGTCGTAAGGCATATTAAGAAGTTAATGGTAAAAATGGATAGTCGTCACCAAAATCCGAAGGAACTTTTCCTTGACCTAGTTTGATTCGCAAACCAATAATTTCGTTTTTCATAGCGGCGATAACTTGTTTGTCATCGTTGTTTTCATATTTCTCCACCAAGCTATTTACTGTTTGATTTAAGATTCTATTTTCCTCAATCAAATTATTATACTGAATTATAACATCTGTCAAATTTCTTTTTTCTTCAACCGCAGACGTTTGTAATTCGGTGAATTCTACAGTAGATGTATCAGCAATTTTGTTTTCGTTATATAAAAAACTTTTAATTGGTAATTTAATATAATTGAATTTGCCATCAAATGATTGTGATATATTGTAAACCAATTGGTCATTTCCAAAATCATCAAAGTTATTTTGAAATGTACCAAAGTCTTTAAATGTTTGTATATCACTTAATGATACGTTATATACTAATGGTATATTTGCCATACTAACGAGTTATTTTAAATATTTTTCCAGTATCAACGATGTCAATTGTACCATCCTTGTACTCTACCTTAATAAATACTGTCAAATAACGTTCTTGAGGTAATCCATTAGTATTTAATTTAAAATAATTACCATACAAAGCATCACAACTTAACTTAGTATATTCGTCGAAGTTAACCAAGACCTCCTCAGACTCAGCATCTTTTACCATATAATAAGAAGAAGTTGGCAAATACTTAGGAGTGACCATTGCTGGTTGTTGATATGCTTTATTAAATGTCTTTAGAGGATATTTGTCTCTCGCAAAAACAAATATTTTAGCAACACTGCCAGCTTTATATGCACTATTTAATGACTGTAAAGTAATTAGATTTTGTATAGAAGATGACACAGGCTTTAAACTACCTGTACTAAATACAGTGTCATTCCACCCTACATCAATATATGGACTATAAATGGTATTGGTATCTTTACTAAAAAACTGTAACAATCCATTGGTTGGTTGAAGAGGAGGTGTACTTATTTCAAATGAACTCAATAACATAAGTCCTTGATTTGGAATACATCCACATAACCAAGAACGGACAATTTGCGTGATGTCCATTGATATGTCACTTTGTTTACCATAAGTAAATGACTGACTGCAAATTAATCCACTGTTGACTAATGATGGAAACGGAGTGGAGTTGCAAATCCATTTTGGCTTGTTTGTATAAGAAGCTGGAACTTTATAATACCAAGTACCGCCTTGATTTTGAAAACTAGCGCTTGAATATGAAGCTGTTAATAAATAATTTACTTGTTGATAACTATTTGTGATTTTATTACCATACCACAAATTACTACCCGAATAACTTCTATTGTTCCAAGTAGCTCCTAATTGAGAACCATCATCTGCATATCTACCATTTCCATTTTCCCAACTTTGACTTATTGGATAAGCATATATGGAATAATTGAGAGGAAGATTTCTCATACCGCATGCTTTTAAATTTAGTGTAAATTTTAATTTTGAACTACTAATTTCGTTCTTGGAAATAGACTGACTCAATGTGGTTAAATCAAACTTAATTAATGTTCTACTAAACTCAGGTTTAACTAAATAATTAGCTGTTGATGGTTGTGTAAATGAACCTGTATATTTTCCTTTAAAATACCCAGTAAAATTAATTACATCAGTAAAATATAATTTACTAGATGTTAGTGTTTCTATATATAACCTAGAGTTTGAACCACTAAAACTTCCCGTAAATGATCCTGAATTAAAAGCTCTTACTGGAGAATAAAAACTGGAGCTACACGGTATGCCGGTATTTGATTTACCCAGTATTCGTCCTCTTAAATTTTTAAAGCTTCCTGTGCCTGTCAAAGATGACGTTAATGGACTAGTTGTGTATGTACGTTTGTTTACTTTTAAATTTGTGAAAAAACTACCAACTCTTACAGAACCAGAAAAACTACCTGTACTCCAACTTCCCGTAAAAAATGAATAACTGGTTACATTCATACTACCTGAAAACGATCCTGATGCATAATTAGCAGATCCAGAAATATAAAGTGGTCGTTTTGGATTAGTAGTTACATTGGACAATCTACCTGTAAAATTAGCAATAAATGATGTATTTGGTATTACAGAAGATGTAAGATTAAAAGCATACCACTTACTGCCAGAATAAATGAACAATGAAGAGGTGGTGTATGCCAACCATCCATTATTACCGTATGAAGAGGCGGTAAGAGGTGGAGTGTGCCAATTTGGATCTGTATAAACAGTTTTTTTGCCTACGTTTGACGCATATATTTCTAATATTTCGTCTATTCCAAAATTTTTGTTTTGGAATTTGTCGGAATTGTTAATATAAGTGTCTTGAGATGGATAAATGAAAATATGCATATTATACTACCAATCCTTTTATATCGTTATCAGGATATTTAATTTCAAATACTGATGGGTCTTTTGATGGATAGAGAATATTATTTTGTGTAGCAATACTTACGTTATATGCTATAGGTGAATAATCCCCATCATCAATTGTCAAATTCTTAATCTTCAACTCAATTACAGATTGAACTCCTTCGTTTTTCATTATTTCGAAATTGAGCTGACTGAGATTTATTGGTTGGTTAAAACTCATATTATCAATATTCAAATAGTTTTTTACAGACTGAATACAGTTGTTTAATACGTCTCGTTTATTGAAGCCGGTAAATACTGTAATTTTAAAGTCCAATCCTAAATTAATAATATAACCATCAATGATATTGATCTTATCTGTGAGTATCTTGAAGTTATTAAGATAACTTATTAAATTTTGTAATGTGGCAGGATTCAACTTTGTTAAATTTTTATTGACATCGTACCCCAACAAATAAAGATTGTTAGTAAATGGATTACTTGCTTCCAAAAACTTTCTTCTATCCAATGGATTTAATGGATTTAGATCCAAAGCTTCATTGCCACCTTCAGTTACCACACCTTGTATTAATTGGTTGTATTGAATGCGTCTATTAGAATTACTTTCAACATATGCCTTTGAAATGTTACCCAAGTAAGTTGGTAATGAGTATACTCTTAGTAGAATATCTTCGGAAGTAACCATTCTGTTTTGAGCAGAAAAGTTTAATATAGCATTTTGACGAATTTCTTCATCTGTTTCCGCATCATTGCCACCAGTTGATGAAAGTGGATTGTTTACTCTTAGTGAATTTTTAATGTTGTTTAATAAAATAACTTCACTGTCAGTTAAACTGGTTACGTCATTTAAATAATCGGTACTAGCAATCTTATTTATTTCTTCAGAATTTACATTCGAATCCAAACCACCGCCAACAACATAATTAACGGTCAATGTTGTATTTGATGGAGATACACCATATGAATTGGCTTTCAATACGTTTGTACCATCCAAAGATATATTTAAATTCTTTAGATTGGATAATGCAACGCCAACATTAGTTGGATTTGGTATAATAACAGTGTTTTCATAGTTTTCCGTATTTGCACCAAATTGAATATAAGTGAAATTATTTTGATCTACTGTTGTGATGAATCTGCGTTCAGTTCGTAGATACTTTAAAATCTTAGGAGTTTCATTTCTATATGGTGATAATGTTTGATTATTAAGAGGTACATTATCGATTAATAGTGGAATTGTATCTTGTGCTAGATACTGAGTTTCATAGTAATTATTACCATTAGAATCTACCACACTGATTATCTTAACTACATCGGTTTCATCTAACTTTATTTTTAAAAATGCTTGTGGGTCGCCAACACTAAATGTTTTTGAAGTTATTCGACCAGAGTAACATTGTGCAGTTTTCTTCACCAAGTAAAATAAAGGAGCACCTGTGTTGTCACGATTATAAACACTTATTTGTCTTGGGGAGAATAAGGTATCTTGACTAAAATCTACACTTTCTTCAACTATAAATGATACACCTGATACACTGGATAGTTGTGTATATGGTTTTAAAATCAAACAATATCTTTCATCTGGTATATATTCACCATTAACACCCGAAGTACGAGTTGCGGGCAACAATTGAAACAACTCTACATATGTGGATGATACTGAAGATACCTTTGGCTTATATCCCAAAAACTGAGCTTGGTTTATAATATTTTTACGTTCACCTGCAAATTGAATAAAACTTTCTTTGAATTGATAATCAGTATAGTATGATAATACATCCCCAACGAAAGAAGCTTGTTCAATAAAGATTTGGCCTGGTGAACTTTCACTAAAATCTTTATAACTTTGTGGATAATACTGTTTGGTAAAATCAATGAGTTGTTGTTTTAAAGAAGTGAAATCACGATTTAAATACAAAACGTCTTTTGTATTAGCTTTAAATGTTTTGTTAATTAATTGTTGCATTATATATTGTTGTTTGTGATAATCACTTCAGTGGTTGACTTTAATTCTTTGTAACTAAAGGCTACTTTTATAAATATTTTATTATAATCATTATTTACAACATCATTTTCCAATAATTGAACTTTAACATCTTCAACTATTACACCGTTCATAAATCTATTTACATCATTTTGAATGAGATTTACTAACATAGGTAACATTTCACCCAATTCATTTTGATCGAACAAAACTTTATATAATGAAGAACCAAACGCATTATTAAATCTGCGTTCTCCTGGTTTAGTTAATAAAAGATTCTTTATATTACTAGAAACTTGTGAAATAGTATCAACGTTTGTTTCAAAATAACCATCTTGACCCAATCTAAACGGTATTTTAAGTCCTAGTACTTTTTTAGCCATAATTAAACTTTGGATTTTTTACTATCTACTGCTTTCATTAAAGATCTATAATCTCTGTTCATTGCTGAATACACAGATTTTACCGGTGCAGGAGCATTTTCTGGAACTTTGGTCTCATTTATTGTAGTTTGAGTTGCACCACCAAATCCACCCATCATATTAACCATACCGCCTTCTTGTGGTATTCCACCGGTAGTTTGATTCAAAATATCATTTAACATTGGGTTACTTGTATATTTGACAAACTTCTTTACGGGTTTAACTGGCTCTTCAACAACAGATTCATTCATAGTTTCCAATTCTTTTAGAATCTGTTGTTCCAAATCAGAATCAGATGATTTTTTCTTGGCTTGAAGAACTTCTTTAGAAAATATTTCTGCCAATTGAAGCTTAAGTTCAGCTTGTACTACACTTCGTACCTCTTGTTGTACTGTTTTCTTGATAAATTCTTTTAATACGTCTATTTTCATATTATTATATATAATTATTAACCCAAACGAGATTTAGGTAAATTTAATAATGCTTGTGCTCCTTTTGTGTCAGATGGTCTTGGTATCTTGACTGTCTTAATACGAGGTGTACTAGGTGGTTTGGGTATATTTGGTTTAGGCATATCCTTCTGTATACTGGCTAATTTAGCCGCAGCTGCACCAATTGCACCTCCAGAAACAGCACCAATTACAGCTCCTTTTCCACCCCCAACTATTCCACCTATACCAGCACCCAACCCACCTCCAGCCAAGGCTCCGCCTGTTACTCCGCCAACAGATAAACCAGCGCCGAGTGCAGTACCGCTTAAACCACCTATTAAAGCTCCTTTTCCTCCCCCAGCCAATGCGCCTACTCCAGCACCTAGAGCGCCACCTAATACTCCACCTTTTAATCCAGCTGCTAATTTAGATGTTGAACTAATTGCGCCAGTTTTTGCATTAACAATCGTATCATTTCCAGCTATAGATTCAGGACTAAACTTATCAGGCGACCAATCCTTACCCAAACCATCTGGTGTTATACCTTTTGGATTGAATTTATCAAATACCTTACCGGCTACACCACCTGCTACCAATCCAGCACCAGCACCAATCAATGCGCCTTTTCCTCCACCTGCCAATGCTCCAATACCAGCCCCTAAAGCGCCTCCGCCAATTGCACCTTTAACTCCAGATGAAAGATTACTAAGTATTCCACCTGCAGATTCTTGAGCACCACCAATTGCACCTTGTGCTTGTCCAGCAGCTCCTTGAACTTGATCTGTAGCTCCTTGTAATGCACCTTGTGCCTGTCCAGCAGCTCCTTGAACCTGTGATGTTAATCCTCCAGTTACACTTTTAACTTGAGATGTAGCACTACTCGCTGCGTCCTGGGCTTTTGAGGCTGCTTGTTGTGCTGCATTTGCATCTAACCCCTTTACTTCTTGTGTTGGAAGTTTTATGTTAGGATTGTCTACCACAGGAGCTTTATTTGTAACTCCTGATATCGTTTGTGTAGGTGGTCCTACTAAAGCAGGATCTGGATCGGTAAATGGGTCTTGTCGTTCCACTTTAATTCCCTTACCAGAACCACCAACTTGATCAGCTAAAGTTTGTAGCAAAGATTCTCTTAGTTCTTTAAAAGCATTATTGAAGGCTTCACCTGGAGTCTTTCCAACAGCACGTGTAGTCTTAAAAGAAGATGCTATAATAACTTTCAGTGTTTTTCCACTAGATGTTTGTCTTGGAACCTTAACGTCTCCACTTAAAGTAACATTTGCTAAGTAATTTCCGGTTAATTCATCACGTTTTGATGTTGAAAATTTTCCACTTAAACTAAAATTCAATTCGTTGGGAAAATTTGCATCTGGAGATAAATTTTTTACAGAAATATTTGGGGTTGGAGCACCATCCTCCACTATTACATTTGGTTGTACAAGATCAACTTTTGAATAGAATAAGTTTATAGCTCTTCTATATTCGTTAGCATTAAAAACGCTACCATTCCAAGGTACAGTTTCTTCATAGGCTATATAATAATCACTCATAATTAATTCTCAAATTCAAATTCAACTTGTACTGGACCTTCACGACGATTTCTACCTTTGAAATCACCGACAACTCCAGCTCCTGTAACTGTATTAATTACTACTGGATCTTTACACTCTCCGCCACTTCCAGTTGGTTTAACTCCGTTACTGCCAGGAGCATAACCGCCTCCAGTAACGAATACTCGTCTACTTAGTGTCTTGTGTAAATTATCTCTTAATAATTGTAGTTTAATTTGTTGTACTGGTATTTGCGTTTGATCCGGATTAGCATCCTTTGTATTTTCTGGAGTTGTTGTCCTTCCTTGCTGATCTAGTCTAGGATGTGTATGTGGATGTGGGTGTACGTGATGATGCCAGTGAACGTGATCCAATAACCAATTACAAAGATCATACATCCAATCTACAGTTGTTTGACCCAATAATGCTGGTTCATTAGTTTCACCATATTGACCCAAAAATATTTGTGGAGCATTTATAGTAGCAGTGTTATTTGTAGTTATAACTACATTATCATTAGCGTCTACTGTGTATTCGCTATCAGTAGTTACGGCATAACGTTTTTTACTAAAATGTAGTGTTTCTGCAAACCTACTGCTCAACACCAATCTATCAGTATTTATTACAATTTGATCGCCGTTTAAAGTTGGAAATACAAATGGAGTGGAATTTTTTGGATTGAATCTTACTTGTTCTTCAGTTGGTTCTCCATTTGATGTTTTGCCAAATGTATTTTTATAAACTGTAGTTTTCCAATCGCTCGATGTTCTGCCACTTGTTAACTGAATAGTGGATCCATCGTTATTAATATCTTCTGGTATTTGCCCACCGAAATTCTTTTCAATAGGTGTAATTTTAGGAATAGGTGGTAACTTAGGGTGTAATTGTTGCGGTTCATCCAAAGCAATATTTCTCTGTCTATTTCTAATAGTAACTTTAGGATTACCATATCCACCGCCGCTTGAGTCTTTCAATAAATTGCCATTTAAATCGTAAGATGGATATACACCTTTATCATTTTGTCTGTTATCATCATATGCACTAAATCGAATTGATTGACCAAATCTACTTTCTATTACAGTGTCACCTTCATTTTTCTTAACCAATCTTATAAATGGATTTGAAATAAAATATTGTCCCACGTATCCTATATTATTATACTTTGAATAAATTGGAGCGGATGTATAAGTGGCTCTATTACCATCAAAATAAAAAGGTACAGCCGGCTTTCCATCTTCGCTATATACTGTTTCAACTGTATAATCAATATTATTGGGGAAGTTGAATTTGTTTAATGGTTTGCTATAGTAATAATTGTTTCCAACCTTTTGCACCAATACCAATTCATTAACCAATGGATATTGTGTGATGGTTTGTTCAAGTGGTATAGCCCAAGGCAATTTTTCAACTGATGACTTTTTTTCTTGAGACAATATTCTTACTTTAGCTCGACCTATATAAGAAAAATCCACATCATTTTCATTTGCGGCTTCATTTTTATAATTAAGCGGAACGGTTTGTGGATTTATTTTTTGTTTATAAGCATCTTGTAATTTTATATGAGTTTCATCAAAAATTACATCGACCACTACAGCAAGTTGTATAGGTGAACGAACATCAACCAAATCTTTTATTTGTTGATCATTTAGTTGAGGAGATTTATTTGATTTAGATATGTCCGTGCTTACCATATTATTCACCTTTACTGATTGTTATAACTTCATCCATCAATTGTTTACGTTCGTCTTCACTTAAAACCATAGAAGTTCCTTCACCACTAGCTTCGCCTTTAGCTACTAAACGTTGTACAACAGCGGCTAATTTAACCAATTGTTCATCGTTTTTAATGCCTACATCATAATAATCTTTGATCATAGGAACAATGATCGTAGCATCATTGATGGTTTTTATCAAGCTTCGTAACTCTGATATCAGAATATCAATCTGATCCTTTTTGCTCTCGGAATTTTTCACTATATCCTTACAAAGACCCGAAAAATTCTTTCCTTTGTAAATTTCAAAATTTAAGTCCATATATCTATAAATAGAAAAACCACTCCAAACGGAGTGGTTTATTTGTTTTGTTTTGTATTATACTTTACCACTGTCTATATAATTTTTCATAACTACATTTTGATATGATTTCATCTTATTAATGATTTTAGTAATTTGTTGTGTTTTGCAATTACTCAATTCTCTGATATAAAGATACAGTGTTTTTTTATTAAAATTCTCTATTCTATCGCTACTACGAAATAATTCGATTACCGCATATGCTATATTAAGATCTTTTTGTTTGGTGAATATCTTTGTTATATTTTTTTCCCAGTAATTAATTAACAATTTCATAAACTCTTGGGTTTGAATAGTCTTATGATGAGCGTCTTCTGTTTGTAAACAGACACTATCTTCTCCTGGAGTGTCACTAATGTCTACGTGTTGATTGAATCGTTTATAATTGTTATTATTATGAAATATCAAATAGTTTTTGGCTACAATACTGAAATAACTAAAAGCTTTACCTTTACCAGCTTCAAATTTATGCATATTCGAAACCAAATGCGCTACAGTTTCTTTTTGAATTTCTAATGGACTATTATCAAAATAAGTGAATTTGAATGTATTGAATATGTTCTCAACTAATTTGTCAAAACTGTACTTTATACGATTTTCATATATTTCATTTCTCTTTGCAATATCTGATTCTAAATTATATTCAACAATTGCTTCTTCCGTTTTTTTAGAAAAATAAATCTTTTCTTTCTTGTTTCTACCACGACGTTTTTTTCTTACATCTGTTAACTCTTCTACTTCTTTATTAATAGCATTTAAATCATTGATTACTATTATATCTTTATCTGTAATATTTCTTGGAACTGTTATCTCAGATATCTTCTTAGATTCATATGTAATATCTAATTTTATTTTTTTATTTTTTTTAGGTGGTTCATTTTTAATTATCTTTTTAAAAGATGTTATCTTAGTTGGTTTTTTTATTTTTTTATCAAGACTTTTTACCATAGAAGTAATTTTACGTTTTTTAACTTTTACTACTTTAGTCGTTTTTTTATTTGCGACTTTACTTTTTTTTGTTTGTTTCATTCAAGTAATAATATCAAACGTTATCGGTTTCTTCTTCTTTTACCTTTTTATTTAAAGATTCGATTATTTGTTTTAAATCAGAAAAAAGAAAACCAACGTCGTCATCTTTTTCAAAGATACCACGGTTATCAACGTCTTTCAATTTATTAAAAGTATTTTCTACAGATTTTTTAAAGTTTATTATCCAGTCTTCTAAGATATCAACCTGGCTAAATAACTTTTTTAGTGTGATTAATAAAAACACATTAACCGATACTGATGCAAACAGTAATATTAATAACAAAATTTCAATCATTGTCTGTAGGTAGTTCTTCGTCCACTTCCACAAATTCCGAAATATAATCTAAAGCGTCATTCAAGGTTTTCCAACACGATTCGTCGTATGATCTTTTGATCAATTTATACAATTCTTTAAGTTCAGTTTCATCCATACTTATAAGTACATATATATGAACCGACTACAAAATTATAAAAGATTATAAAAGAATTATTTTAATTGTTAAAAACTAAACATTCCTCTTACTCCCGTTTTGCCTTTTCGCTCGACTATTTTCTCCACTATCTTTTCAACCTCAACAGGCTTCTCAACAATTTTCTCAACTTCAACTGGTTTTTCAATAATTTTCTCCACTATCTTTTCAACCTCAACAGGCTTCTCAACAATTTTTTCTACTATGGTTTGAGTTGGTGGAATTGGATCAACGTTAGATTCATCAGTAGGCTTTTCTTGTTTTTTATACAATTCGTAATTTTTGTCATCTTCCGAATAAATTTTATTCGTGCTTATATTATATGCCAATAATAGTACAACGGCGAGTGGATCGAATACTGTAATAAGTACCACAATAAACCATTTCACTACGTTTTGAATAGTTGTACTAAATTGATCCGCTACGAATTTAAAGGTTGTAATGTCTTTTTTCTGACTATTATCCACTTTCAACTTGAAAATATCATCGTCTATAGATGTAGATTTAGCACTATAGGTTTTAATTTTGTCATTTTCGTTTTCTAACTGTTTGTTAAGATCTGTGATTTGATCGTTAATTTGATTTTGAATATTTTGTAGTTGAATTGGATTACGAGCGATTAATGCGTTTGTAAGTACTTCATTCAATCTATTTTCTTGACTATTTCTTAACACATAGAGTTTTTCTATAGATTTTTTTGTAGATTCAATTTTATTAATCTCTTCTTTTTTTTGAGACTCTAATGTAGAAATTTTATTCAATGATAATTCGGTTTCCAACGATGATTTTTGAAAAGCAGCAGTTAAAAATCCAAATACACCCAATGATGTTATAGCCATCAATGCGAATACTGCGATTATCATATATGTCTTCATTAGAAAATTGACTTTATTCCAGTATCTAAATAACCAACTAGTTGTTACCAACTTGCCGAGTTCTAAAGATCCAGCCATAATCATAGCTGCGATGGTTGCACCTGAAAATAACAATCCAATACCATATACACTGAAATACGCAGCGCATCCTGCAATTAAAAAAGATGTTGCTATTACCAAATGATGAAATTTTATCATATCTATAAATAGATAGAAATAAAAAACCCCGCCAATTTAATGGCGGGGTTTAATATAACCTTGATTGAATATTAATCAATCTTTACCTTCTTGGTTTCAGGAATTGTTGGTTTGACCTTTGATAAAGTCACCCTCAACAACCCATTTTCAAACTTTGCACTGGGATTATTTCTATCTATTTGATCTCCCAAAGTAAAACTTCGTTTAAAGCTACTATGTTTCAATTCCCTACGAATATACTTTCCAGTTGATTCTCTACCATCAACATTTTTAATCTTTTGACCACTAATGGTAAGCACGTTCTCTTGTACATCCACAGATACTTCATCTTTGGATAGACCAGGAATTTCAGCTAGAATTTCTACACGGTCATTGTAATCAACAACATCTACACGGGGATAACTTTGTTTTTCAAAAAAACCAACACCTAACTCTTTATTTAGTTCTGGGAAATGTGCCGCAAATACTTCATCGAATACGCGGTCAAATGGTGTTAAAAACTCATCACGATCAATGTGTCGCAATGCAAACGGACTATATTTAATTACTGACATATATTTACCTTTCTTTTAATAATTCTATTGAACTTATTAACCTAATAGCCTCACTCGAGCACTATAGTGAATAACACATCTGTGTCATTCAAGAATATATATAACATAAATTCGGAAAAACGTCAATATTTTTTATCCAACCGACGAAACTCCGCCTGTTTGACACAAATTAATGTAACTTTCAGCGTCTATATTATTATTGTTTTTTCTTAAGAACAATATATAAAAATTTGCACTTCCTAATATGGAATTGGTTGTTACAACTGTATAAGTGCCTGAAAATTGACCTGATGTGCCTGGTGTACACACATATTCTTGTCCACCTGCAGTATCCAAAATCCAATTTATACTAACTGAATAACCGTCTTGTGTTATACTTGTTGGTAATGTACATCCTGAATTTGGCAAAGCATTAACAACTGCTTTGGCAAAAGTTTTATCAGCGGATGTACCAGTTTTATATGCAATTGTTACCACCGTTCTAAGTTTTATTTGCGTCCAACTTTCAAACATACTAGAATTATAACTTATACATCCTAAATTACTTGTTACAGGCGTAACTACAGGAGGTATTACAGTAGTAACAACTTCTTTTTTACATTTATTTTTATCTGATAAAAATCTAATTGTAATATTTTTAGATGTCTCGGTATATTCTGGTGGAAGAGTAGCTACAGCTTGATTTTTTATATCAATACTTGATGGTTGGTTTGAATTTGAATAATTTATAATTCCAACTCCTATACTTATTTTTTTAGATTTATATGGTTCGATAGAAATGGGAGATTGAGGATCAATTGTAACAGGCGATAACAAAGAATTTAATACACTACCATCGTTATTGGTCCAATTTTGATTCAAAGTAATTGTCATTGAATCGGGATTGTTATTTATAATTATAAAACTTCCCGTGTGTTTTATCTGTGTCAAAAGTGTAGGATCACATATTTGTGGAGATGTAGATGTTCCACAATTACAATTTATAGAATTTTCCCCACCAGAAATACCGATATCTTGTGGCCAATTTGGATTTTTTAGTGTAGTAACAACACAGCTGTTTTTATCGGATGAAAAATAAAACGTATTTTGAGAAATCGGATTAATATAATAATCTGAATCTGTAGTTGCTGTAACTGGACAAGTTAAATATATACTAGCCGGTTGAGATGGATTATTATAATTGTTTTTTCCAAATGACACTGATATTTTCTTGCTTTCGTTTGGTTGTAGTACGATAGGCGAATCAGGATTCATTTCTACAGGAGTAAGTAAAGAATCTATAGCAGTTCCATTTTGATTTTTCCAATTATTTTTATCAAATGTAAATGTAATTGGTTTGATGGAAGAATTATTTGTTATTGTAAAACTACCACTGTGTCTCACTTGAATTGTAGAAGAGGGATTTGATATAATCTGAGCAGAATTTGGATTTGAATTGCAAGATAACTGATCTATTCCCACAGCTTGCCAAAAATTTGGAGTACTCCATGTTTGTTTAATAGGCAAACTTATATTACATGAATTTTTATCAAAATTAGCTATAATTTCACAATTTTGCGATTGTGGAGAATATCCCAGTGGTAAGGTTAGATTAACCGAACCTTTAGCCGTAAAAGTTTTTGGTTGAAGTGTATTTTCATAGTTAGACAGCCCAAAGCCAATGCTAATTTTACGTATACTGTTAGCTGAAATGGAAAACATGCCAGTTGGAGTAAAATCAACTGTACTAATTAATGAATTTAAAGGTGTTCCATCTAAGTTAGTCCAAGTTGGACTAATGGTAGCTAACATTTCCGCATTGTTATTATTCGTGATTATGAAGCTACCACTATGTTTTATTTGCGTGGTAGAAGTTGGATTACATACTGGTTGAGTATAACCATCGCCGCAATCTAAATAACCGCATCTTGGGCCTGTAAATGAAATATTTGTTGGAAAATTTCCAACTGTTGTCGGCGTTGGCGGTGGTGTACAAGATGATGCGTTTGAATCTTGAGTGCCTAAAATATAAAGTGTAATTTGACCAAATGTAGATGTATTTTCAAAAGAATATGCATGTATAGGATTTGTTCCGCCCGAACTAGTAGCGGTTACCAACCCAGTATAAAAATATCCAAGTGGACCATCCGGTGTGGTTGATTTTTGTAAAATCAACCCGTCAAAAGTCAACGTTCTACTGTATCCCAAATTATCTTTATAAGATATAACTGGCAAAAGTTGTCCACTCGATTTATAAGTTGTAATATTTGGATTTTGTAGTAAGCTATTTAGGTTATTCAATATATTAGACAAATCTGTTATTTTCGTATTTGTATAACCATTTGATGTTTTATCACTGTTGATTTTTTGGAACAATAAAGAAGATGCGGTTGGTAAATCTGCGGCAGACAATGTGTATGTATATGTTGTATTATCAACAACTGTACTTGTACAAGTGCCTATAAACATACTAGATGAAAATGCATTTGACAAACAATCTTTAGAAACTAATTTATATGCTTTTGTATTAATTAAATTATAAAATAATTCAACATTGTCACCGGATTTAGCATAAGAAAACATCTTATTCCATCCAGAATCTACAATAGGCGTGGTAACATCTGACTTAGAGTATAATGTGTATTGATAAATTTTATCCTGTATATTATTGGTCAAAAAGTTATTATTTTGTACTACACTTGGAGAATAAATTTTAACAGTAGCAACACCAGTAGACGCAGCTACATTGAACGAACTACTTATATAAGAAGCTCCATAAAATTCACTAAACTTTATTGGTCGTCTATTGTCTTTATTTATGAATCCAACACCTAAAGCTTTTGTGATATTAATTGTTCGTGAATCGGAGTTTGAATTACCAATCCTATTTTCCAATTGATAATAACTTTGTGATATAGAAAAGTTATTTGAACCTGGATTATAAAAGTTATTTAATAAACTATTAATCGAAAGATTTTCGCTGTTATTGGTTTCGCTTTTGAAACTCAACGGGCCGGATCTGTTTAATATATTGACAGGCATATATCCTATATATATTAAAATTTGATCTTATTTTTTAGTTCTTGAACTTCTTTGTGTAGTTCTTGAATAGATTTTAGTAACAATGCGATAAGTGGATTATACTTTACAACTTTATACCCCTCGATATTTTCAGTTACCAAGTCAGGATACAGTTCTTCGATTTGTTGAGCACTAACACCAAAATCTTGTTTTCCATTTGATTTCCAATTAAATTCAATTGGATTTATCTGATTAACTTTGGATAAAGCATTTTCTATAGGTTTAATGTTATTTTTGAGTCTTATATCTGATGAAGCGAATGTGGATAGTGCAACTATATCACCTCTTACATCCAACTGACCACTACCACTCACACGTAATAATTTGGTTTGACTACTTCCTGATGTGATCAAAAATACATTTGAATTTGGATTGTATCCTGTTGGCCAACCAGTAGATCCGCTTAAATGTAAGTGCAATTGAGCATTTACATTATCAGAACTTACTATATTGCCTATACTTAATAGTCTTTGTCTTACACCCAATACTCCCCATCCAGATTTACCTGATTGCCAAATTACATCTCTGCCTGATAAAGCCGATGTATTTACATGAGATCCCGAATAATAAATTGCAAAATTAGCAGCGGCTCTTAAATAATTATTAGAAGTTTGCAATCCTAATCCAGATATAGATTGTCCCGATGAAGAGTTTTGAATAATCTGTTCGCCTACAGCGGAAAATTGTAAAGGATTATTAACTGTAATTCTACCCGCAGGCATACTACCTAAATTATTAATAGTACTATTTCTTACAATATAATTGGTAGATCCCAACGCACTTGTACCAGACCAATAAGTAAATTGATTTGAAGTACCCGTTCCAGATACTAATCCCCCTAAATTCAAAGCATAAGATGCTGTTTTAGCACAACTAGCCGTACCATAAAATGCTACTTTTCTATTAGCGTTATAATGATTTGAAGCACTAATATAACCTTTTATACTAGCCGAAACACTTCCTGAAAAACGACCTCTTGAAGTTCCATTGAAACTACCAGTCAATTTAGAGTTTTTACTAATTATAGTTCCATACAAACTTCCACTGAAACTTCCACTAGCATTTGCTTTTTTGGTCAATACATACCCACTAAAACTGCCACTCAATGATCCAGATGTGTTGGATCTGCCTGTGGTCAATCCTTTAAAACTTCCTGTAAAACTACCTGTATTACTGCCATTAAAATTACCACTAAAACTACCTGAATGTTTTCCTTTGAAACTGCCTGTGAAACTACCTGTAAATGTGCCTCTTAATGTTTTTGCGGATCCTGAAAAACTTCCTGTGTATGAACCTGTTACCGATTTTAAAAACGTCACAATATCGCCAAATGTACTCTTTCGAGAATATAAATCATTTGACGAACCAGATTCAATTGTTAATATTAAATCTTTAGCTGTTAGTGTATTATATCTTAATAAATCACTAATTTTTACTTGTTGTATTAAATTGCAGGTGGTTGACATAATTACTTCCAGGCGTATATTTTAATGTACCATTTGGTTGGATCAATGCTATATTCACTTACAATACTAGTACTACTATTATAATCATATGTTTTAATACTAGTATATGTAGGAACTATTACCAATATATTGTTGGAACTTGAAGCAATACTACAAATTGGTTTAGTTTGATTATTAAAAAATGAAGATATATCAACTTCTTGATTAATAACAAATCGTCCATCATTTGATTGACATTGTAAAACCACTCTGGTTATAGATGGTACTGATGAAAATCCATGAGAAAAAGAAAATATATTTGAATTACGTGTATAAAAACTATTTGAATCAGTTGTAGTATTAAATAAAGAGGTTGTATAACCAGATATACCATCTGAATTAACGTAATTCTTCAAATCTGAAAGAGTAGATTTTCTAGAATATTTTGAACCAGCTGTATTTTCTATAAGCATCAGTTGATCTGCAGCTTTTATATTATTATAGCTAGCAAGATCGCTGACTTTTATTAATTGGACATTTAAACTATTACACGGAGTTGCCATATTTTATAAATATAAAGTATTAAGAATAAGAAGCTGCGATTCTATTAATGAGAATTTCACTTCCCATTAATACTATAGAATATAGATCTCTAGATCCATTTGATGGATTGGTCGCCGATCCACCTGGCCATTTTAATGAATTAGGTGTACTTGTAGTCCAAGTAAATGATGTTCCGCCACTATTATTATAGAAATATAGATAACATACTTTTTTCTGTGTAAGATTTACATTAAATGTTTGAGCAGCTGTAGCAGTTAGATAAATCATATCATAATCATCAAAACTCAAATTGGTTGTTGCAGCTGCAACAGTAGCACTTACAGTTGTTTGATCTTTTTGATAATTGCCTTTAAAAGATCCAGTTATAATAGCACTATCTGTTTTGGAAATATATGAACCATTATCAACTTTGATACTTCCATATGAATATATCTTGCTACCACTGATGGATCCATACGCACGCATATCACCGCTACTGGATACATAAAATGTATTTGCGAAACTACTAGATCCATATTGAACCAATATTGCGGTTTGTTTGTTTTCTACACCAACAGGCGCTCCGCCTACAAAGTTGCCGGCCAACACAGATCCTTTAACGTTAGCAGCTTGGTTGCTTCCACTAAACATTCTGATTTGTAACTTAGCTCGTAAATATTTATCTATAGAACCAGTTGGTTCAGCCGGAGGAGTTACACCTATACCAACAGATCCATCTCTTGCAGCTGAATCCGTATTAATGTATGGCCAGAAATAAAATCCATTACGAATTTGTTTCATCGCTGCCATTGTACCTGCCAGATTTGTAGTTCTAGATGTAATTGTACTATTTTTAAGGTGATATGAACCTGTAGTAATACTCAATGTCAAACTACCACTGGTAACAGATGATATAAACCACTGATCTTGATTTGGATATCCAGTAGATCTATTTTTATTATGTAATACTAATCCCGATGAATTTGATGTACCTGATCCTCTATTAACCACTACAAAATTGGATTGTGCATATTTAGCGGAAGCTGATATATACAAATTAATTTGTCCAAATTCATTTTTGTAAAATAATGGAGCAGTTGTTAATCTGTTATTGTCAAAGTATGGTATTGCACTTGAACTATTTAAAGATCCTTTTAATAAATAAGAGGATGTCAATGAAGTAGTAGATGAATCAGCTGTTATGGCGTTCAAAGCATTATCAACTGTACCAAGTACAGTTGAAGCTCTTAATGCGTATGAAGCACTTGTAGTTCTTGTAGAATAACTACTGCTTATAGCTTTACTCGAAGTAAGTGCGTAACTGCTTGAGAAAGAGGAATACTTTCCACTTCCATTGTAAGAATAACTAGCGGTACCATTTATTGTTAGATTAGACCAATTCAAATATGAAGCTGTGTCAGCAGTAGTTGACATACACATACTTGATGTTTGTGCGTAGCTACTGGATAGAGAAGACAATTCGCCAACTCCATTGTAAGAGTAACTAGATGTACCTACAAATGATGGTGATTCAATATAAACACTAGAATATATACTAGCAGCAGAAATATTATTGAATGTACTGATACCCGAATTAGCTGTTACATTGCCTGTTAGCTTTCCTTTTAAACTACCAGTCATTGAAATATTGCCACTACCAGAAAATACTCCTGAGAATCCATTTTGAGAATAGATTTTTGAACCAGATATAATTGAAGGTGTAGTTGTTCCAATTGGCGAATTATCTATAGTTACACTGCCGATAGACCCATCGTTTATAGCGACTAAATCTATTTCAGCATATGCAGCGTATAAATCATTATTTACGTCTACATTGTTAAATGAACTTTTACCTGTGCCAACTGTTACATTACCCAATAAACGACCTTTTAAACTGCCTGATATACCAATACTAGCTGTGATTTGTTCAATCTTAAAAGGCGTGTTTTCAAGATTCAATCCATTTGGATAATCTAAAATTGTTATTTGACTACTTAAACTATTTCCAGTAAAGGTAATATTACCGCCACCGCCAACTGATTGATTAACATCTATTGTCTTTGCGTAGATTCCCAAAAACGTTGGTGCGGATGGATTGTATCCAATAGTAAGATAATCGCTTACTATGGCTCTTTTAAATAGATTTGGTACTTTTTGACTTATGACAGAATAGTTGTCACTTTCAAAGCTTCTAAAAGAACCTGTATAAGTGTTGTTTGGCCCTACAAAATTTAAGCTATTGAATGTGGTTAAAAGATCGCCGGTCTTTTGTACAAAATTATTTACAGTAGATTTTTTAGTTGAATTGCTACTTACATTTTGTATGATCAAATAATCATTGTTTCCAATATTACCAGATGTTAATGTTGGTAATTCGGGAACGGTTCTACCTTGATTGGATACTATCGCCATAATATATTAATAATTATTAATCACCCAACATTTTTTAGTTTTTTTAATATAAATTTTACTAAACCGCTTCGAACAATGTCTTCTTCGTCGAATTTAAACACATAAATGCCATTATTTCTACTTTCTTCGTCGTCAAAAATGTTCATCATCGGTACAAATCCACTTTTACCATTGATATCACTTTGATCAGGATCGCCACAGATAAATAACTTACTAAATTCGCCAACACGTGTGATCAATGTGGTTAATTCTTTTTTAGTCATATTTTGAGCTTCATCTGCTACGATACATTTAGCATTCCAACTTAAACCGCGTAAGAAATTGATTGGAAATCCATGAATGCGTTCTTCTTTTTTCAACTTATCAATGTCGTGTTTTGGCAATAATTCTTCTAACTTATCGATCAATGGTTGAATGTATGGACTCATTTTTTCATCCATTTCACCTGGTAAAAATCCTAATTTGCTATCACTACTTTCTACTATGCTTCGTACATAAACTATTTCACTCACTCTTTTTTGATTCAATAAGTTTAAACCGGCTAATATTGATGTATATGTTTTGGAAGTTCCAGCTGGGCCAGATATAAAGACTAGTTTGGTTGTTTTATTTTGTAGTAAATTTAATAATTCAATTTGTTTTGGGGTAAGAGATCGTTCATCTATTCTAACTGATTCTCTAATTTTTTCGTTTTGGTGAACCTTTGGACTTGTGTCTTTTTTCTTGCTCATTTTTTTGGTTTAGTTGTTGTTTGATATTTAAAACACGACCGCAATGTTCATATACCTCAGATGAGATGTAGTAATTATAAATAGTATTTAAATTACTTTCGAAAGAATTGCGGTCTAATACTACTATGAAATCGGAGTCTTTAAAATTAAAGACCTCTATCGCATTCAAATTGTTCTCCACCGCATAACATATTGACGAAACAACCTGTTCCATCAATTTAATTTTATTGATTTTAATCAAACTCTCCATCTGACCATAATCAGATGGCAAAGTTAATGAAGAGTATTTATCTGTCATCATATATAAGTATATAGGAAAAAATAAAGACGTTACCGAAGTAACGTCTTTTCAGAACCAATTTGGTTAAATCTTACTTTTTCTTTTTCTTTTTTACTGGTTTATCACTATCATTTTCAACCTTTTCTACTGACGAAATAGTCGAATTTAACTGTTGTAACTTTTTCGCAGAAGCATTTTTCCAAGAACGAATTGTTTCTGGAGATGCATCTACGTATGTTTTGCTTATCTGCAACAAATCTAGTACTTCTTTTTCTGTACTAGCTGCGTTAATCTTCTGTTTCAGACCAAATATATTACCACTCATTATTTACCTTTCACTTCTACAATTTCAATTTTAGAACCATCTGGCCATCGTTTAAGAATTGAAGACCAATGATCATATTCAGTTTTAGCTTCATCCTTGGATGGATATTCCAAATCTGAAACTCGTCTGCCATCACGTAGGATTACGTACTTAATATTGTTATCCATAACACTATCACTTTTAACTGTCATACTAATTTATAATTTAATATTTAAATGTGGTAATATATTTTCGAGTTCTAAGATTACCAGCCTTAGAACATAATCTAATAATACATACAAATAGCGATTACGTCAACTTTATTTTAATCAACTTTTATTTACACCGAGATATTTATATAGATATGATAGCTTTATTGGAAGAAAATCAATTGTTAAATCCGAATTTATCTAAACAAGAAATTGATAATTTAAAAAAATCCGAATTTACATTCAACCGAATGTTAAAAGAATTAGCTATTCTACACGAATGTATAGAAAATAACACTCTACATTTAGCAGAATTTAAACTAAGTGTTGGTACTCGTAAAACATTAAGAGAAATATACAAACGCAATCAACAAATTTCAGACATATCACTGTTAGTAGAAGCCGCTACAGATCCAGTATCAACGGCTGATACTTCAAAAAATATATTATCACTGATCAATAAATTTCACGGTGATAATAAACAATATCTAGATAATGTTGGATCTGATGTGAGACTAAAAGACACATCCATACCAAAAAATATTGGAGCCGAACCAAGCATCATTCAAAAGGCTGCATTAAAAACAAAAGAATTAGGTGGTAAAGCCGGTCAGATTGCAATGAACCTATTTCAATCGATTGTAGTAAATGCATTAAATAGATTTGTAAATTGGTCATCTTCATTAAAATCAGATATTTTGGATGCAAAAAAACAAGGATCCGCTTGGCAAATGATAATGTCCAAATTGGGTCCAAGTATGAAAATTGCAAAAAGAGCACCCGATGGATCCATAACATATGAGAACGATTCTTCTGGAACATCGTTGCTCAATAAATTACAAGATTTTACAAAGTTGAATCCAAAATGGACCAATACAATAATTGGTCTGTTAATCAACATTACAAAAATGTTATCAGTATCATTCGCAGGTGCTAGTGTAGGTACATCATTGGTAATCGGCGTTTTAGTTGGTTTATTAATAAGAACAATTGCTGGTCATTATCTCAAAAAAGAATCCTGGGGAGATGCGTTTAAAAAGGCATTAACAGTCACAGGTTTATCATTGGTTGGTGGATCACTTACAAAAGGATTATTTAGTTACTTCAAAGGCGGAGGATTCATTGATGGCGCTAAATCTTACTTTGTAGGCGCACCAGGAACAGATCAGGTCTCAGATGCATCTATATTGAGCGGAAATGTCAAAGTATCTGAAGTTGATGTATCAAAATTAATGGTGAGCGCAAGACGAGGCGGAGACACAACGTTGCTTACTATTATCAGAAAAAATGCAGAATTATATAAAAGTTTTAAAGAGACAGCAGAAGAGTCAAATTATCCTGATATAAAAACCTACCTTAAATTTACAGACAACGAAGAAATTGCCGATGTTATAAATAGCGCGGGTGGATTACCTAAAAATTTATTAAATGTAGCTGCAGCAGATGCAACTAATGCAACAATTGTTGGAAAGTCTATAAAAGAACTTGGAAAACTCGCACTGGGCGGAGATGCAAACGCAGCAGATGCCTATATGCAAAAGTTTTTGGTATCGGGTAAAGGAGGCGAAACTCAATATAGAATCTTGAAGACTGCATTGGCCGCTGGCATCATCGACAAAGAAAAGTTTTTCTCAGGTGTTGGACCACAGACACTTAATTTGAGTGCTCAATTAAGAGGATACGTACCTGTGAGTATCAACGGCAAGAGTGTTATTGATTATTTAACACCCAAAGAAGCATCAAATGCATATGCAGCTATGAGCCTGGCTCAGTCTATGGGAAATCCTGTCAATGCAGATGAGTTAGCCAAATTGGCTGCAAAAGCAGGCGCAGAAGATGCTCAATCAGTAAAAGAATCAGTATACAAGACGTTGATTAAAAAACTATATATATAATATGAATGAAATAAATTACACCGAAGAGTTGTATAAAGAATTTTTAAATGAAGCTGGTTTTTTAGATAAATTAAAAGGATCAGTGGGTTTAGGTGGAAAAAAAGAATTGTCACCTAACGATCTTGAAGTTTTGGATAAAAATGTAGATGCTCTTTTAACTAGTATTGCAAGTGAAATAGGATCAACCAAAGAAAATCTTATTAATGATCTCACAAATGGGCCAAGTAAAGATTTAATTACCCCCGAAATAATTCAATATGCAACACAATTGATAGATTTATCAAATAAGATTAAATCGGTAAGAAGTACAACAGGCACTGCTGGCACAACAGACACTGCTGGCACAACAGACACTGCTGGCACAACAGGCACAACAGACACAACAGGCACTGCTGGCACAACAGACACTGCTGGCACAACAGGCACAACAGGCACAACAGGCACAACAGACACAACAGACACTGCTGGCACAACAGGCACAACAGGCACAACAGACACAACAGGCACTGCTGGCACAACAGACACAACAGGCACTGCTGGCACAACAGACACTGCTGGCACAACAGGCACAACAGGCACAACAGACACAACAGACACTGCTGGCACAACAGGCACAACAGGCACAACAGACACAACAGGCACACAAGGAAGATCTGGATATCAAAGTAAAAAGATTGATGATTTAAATTTTGGCGATGATATTGGTAATGGTACTATTTTAAAACAAATAAATGTAAGTAAAATAAAACAAGATTTTGATAATTTATATAACAATTTGCCAGTAGATGCCAAGAATGTTTTAAATAATATAACAAATGATACTAAAATAATACCTAAAAATATAGAATTGCCTATTAGACCGCCTGTTATAAGAACTCCTCCTGTTATAACAGAAATAGATGAATTATCTTATTGGGATGATAGTCGTAGAAAAAATGAATTTATAAATAATTTCGAAACGATAATTAAATCAATTACACCTTCATTAGGTATTGAACCATACGAACTTAAAAAACTTTATATCATTTTACATAAAAATGGCATAGGTGATATTTTCAATAAATTATATGCAACATATACTGTATTAAAAGCTGGCAAATCTATAAAAGATGCTTTTTCAAATGTATCATCGCCAAGTGATCCAGGCACTGCTGGTACAACAGGCACTGCTGGTACAACAGGCACAACAGGTGTAGAAGAAGATAAATTGACACCTGATGAAATAAATAAATTTGGGGCTTATTATTCACAATTAATAAGACTTCAATCCGAACTCAAAAAAGGATTAGGCAAAGATTTACAAATGAATAAAAGTGTAAGCAGATATTTTTCCACTTTAAAAAATTCATTAGAATCAACAAGACTTCTTGATTTTATTTCGGTTGAAAATAAACCTATAGCCAAAAAATTAAAGAAAAAATTTATCAAAAGATTTTTATGGGAATTAAACAACACTCCGTCAATTTCTCAGGTCAAAGATTTAATTGGTAAAATAAATGAACAAGAATCGGTGGGATCTGGAAACACATCGACCAATTTATTAGCACAATCCACATCTATAATTGAAGCTATAAATAAAAGTTTGCCTGCAATGGTAATGTTATTAAAAGAACTTTCTAAAAGTAAGTTGTCTTCAGATGAAGATAAAATGTTGATGGGTGTTTTAAAGAAATTCTTAAAAGCGATAGTTAATAAAAATACACAAGATTTGGTAGTAGATCCCAAAGTAAAAAATGCAATCACCTCTTTATCAAAATAACACAATATAATAATTTACAAAATAGATTATTAGATATGTATATGAAAATATTATGAGTGATGTTACTAAATTTACAGAACAAGAAATGCAAGAAATCGCAATAGTTCAATCCAAATATCAACAGAAAATATTTGAACTTGGTCAATTGCAATTAGAAGAAATCGAATTGGAACAAACCAAAACAGAACTAACTGATAGAAGAACCGCAATTCTCGCTGAATGGAAAGATATTCAAAAATTAGAAGAAGGTTTATTGAATAATTTAGCTACAAAATACGGTGATGGCAGCCTCAATTTAAAAGACGGTACGTTTAAACCCGCTCCTAAACAACAGTAATAAAAAACCCGGTCGAAAGACCGGGTTTTGTTTTATTTAGTTGGATCTCCAATTGAAGCTTCTTCTACAATCGCTTTAATTTCAGATTCAATTTCTTTCATGCGATCTTTGTAGCCAGCAGCTACATCCTTGAAGTCTTTCTTAACGTGTAAGAGATCTTCGGTTAGTTGATATACTTTCTTTTCGGCTTCAGCCTTTGTTAGTTTAATATTACTCATAACTGTTTTAAGTCTATAATTTTGGTTACTGCTTCTATCGGTATATAACTAGTAACATAATTGCCTGGATCTACATTTTTTAAATCGGGTAACTTACTTTTATCTATTACTACTACTATACCTTCTCCTTTGTCTCTGTAATTGACCAAGGCAAATCTAGCTGCCAATTTAAAATCACTCGCTAGATAACTACCCACAATGTTTCGGGTATTTCCCCTACCTTTTGAAGTAACTTTACCAGTACTCTTCAAAATATTATATTCTTTCTCAGACATTCCTCTATAAAGTTTAGTACTGTCTGTAGGAATTTTATCTAACTCATCGGCGATATACTGTAATTTTCCAGTTGGTTCCCATACTAGATAATCATATATGCTAGATTCGTATAATAAACTATATCTTTTCATTGCTGTATAAATATACTTATAGTTAATGGAAGAGATTAATTTTCACCAAGTTAGTATAAACAATCACGATATAACAGTTTGGGCTAACAGATTTGTTGTACTAAGACATCCAGAAAAATGTGATCTATACGAGGATGATTGTTGTAGAGAACGAATCACGAAGTATTTAATTGAAGAAGGTTACATCAATGATAGTGGAGTGTTGATTATTGATAGCTACATTGATTTTGAACCTGAATAAAATGGTGGAGATGGCGGGGAGTCGCACCCCGCGTCCATAAAAAATTATTATTACCAGACTACACGTTTATATATTTTAAATTGTTAGGGGTATATAATGAAAAATATCTAAAAATATTACCCTTAAGATTTACTAATTTCTCGACCATTTTGCGCAAATCAAACATTTGGTCCAGTCCAATAATTTACACCCAACACAAATATCAGACTTCATCGTGTCAGATGGTGCGACAACTTAGGCCGCAACGGCTACGTCATCATAAGAGAAGTCGTAGCTGATTACATTATCTTCAGCAGTTAATGTTGTAATAGATGTATTAAAGAGGCCAACTATTATCCTCTACGTGCCTAACAATAGATATTTATCTATGTCGAAACTACGCATCCCCATAAAATTTTAAAAGAACTGAAATTGGAGCGGGTAGCCGGAATCGAACCGGCACATCGACCTTGGCAAGGTTGCAGGCTACCACTACATCATACCCGCGCTCTCAACATTAATATATAGTTGATTTTTTAGAAATACAATTTTTTAATTCACAAATTACATTTTCTTCAAGACCATATATCAATTTTATATTATTTTCAGAAATAACTCTTGATATTTTGTCTCTGTCTTTTTCAAGTTTATATTTGTTTTTTGGATCTAAATACAAATTGTGTTCAGGTAAATAAAAATCGGGATAATATCTTCTTTTTCTTCCATCAACATCAGTCCATATAAAATTAATTTTTCTATCTCGTATCCATTTAATATTATTAATATCTAACCATTTTGCAATATTAACTTCCCAGCTTGAATCCATCCAAATATTATTATATTTATATTTTTTAAAGTTAGTCTCACCACCACAATTAGGATTTTTGGTTGAATTAACTGACATCAATTTTCTAAAGCATTTTTCTGAACAAGTTTTTCTGGTTTTAAACTTTTGTATACTAAATAAATTTTCACATAACACACATTTTTTATCTTCATATATTTTTATATGTGGATTATTTTGATAATATGTTTTTAAAGTTTTTGATATTTTATCAGGTTTTACAAAATTCTGAGCATACTTTTTTGCACATAATTTATTGCAACATTTTTTATGTCGTTTATGTGTTGTAGATACAAATTTAGATTTACAATACAAACATTCTCTTTCAATATTAGAATGTTTTATACGAGCATTCGATGTATATTTTCCACAACATTTAGAAGAACAATAAAAATTATTATTTCCATTTCTTAATTGTCTACCATACTCACTTTTATTCTTTAAGAATTCAATATTACATCCGTTACACTTTATTTTTAATGTATTCATACTAATAAATAGAAGTGTGGAGTCAAAAACGCCTAGATACTCAAATTAAGTTTGGTGGAGTATGGGCGAGTTGAACGCCAATATTTAACTTGCTTGCAAAGCAAGTGCTACACCCGTGTAGCCACATACCCCGATTAAAATGGTCGGAATGACAGGACTCGCACCTGCAACCTCCTAGCTCCAAACCAGGCCGTCTACTATTGACATTACATTCCGATTAAATTGGTTGGGGATGATGGAATCGAACCACCACAAGCAGATTCAAAGTCTGCCGCACTACCATTATGCAAATCCCCAGTTAAATTGGAGCGGGTAGTGAGAATCGAACTCACCTTGCCAGTTTGGAAGACTGGCGCTTTACCACTAAGCTATACCCGCAAATGGCGGAGGCGAAGGGTGCTGCCCCCTCAGTGGCTTTTAGACCA